GTTTCTGCTTTATCGATAGCTTGCTGGTTTTTTATTCTTGCTAAATGTTCTTCTGCTACTTCTTTTTCATATTTTTTTTCTAATGCTTCTCGTTCTTTTAATAAAGCAGTATACATAGCTACATATTCTCTATCAGCATTTAATTTATTTCTAGTAGCGGATGTATAAGCATTATACTCGTTAACTATATGTTTAATTTCCTTAGCAAGTTTTTCCCATTCACTATTAAGATCAGAAATAGCTGATTTAGCTTCTTTACCTTTTGCTTTTACATTAGATAAAACTTGTATAGATTCATCTTTTCCTGAAGTTACAAGTTTTATTTCAAGAGTGGCTAAATCAGTCATTTATTTTTTACCTTTAATTTTATTTGGAGTCTTAGGCTTTGTATCCATTATCTTTATTCTGTAGAGAGTGTCTATTTTTAATAAGGTATCTACCTCCCACGGTGTTATCGGTATTCTTGTTAAAGTAACCCATGCCAGAATATCTTGGTAAGTAATAGGTTCAATTCCGCTAAATCCTGTTCTTCTGTTGTTGGATAACTCACAGAACCATTCCCAGATATACAGGATTTCTTCCGGAACATCTATCGGTTTAAGTTGCTCCGGAAGTTTTCCTGTTTGGTTATACACAGCTATTAAAGTATCAGCTAATGTAAAACCGTCTTCCCCTTTTTTACCAAGATCAATGTGATGCTCTGCATACTCTAATAAAGCATCACTTAATTCTATAAAAAATTGCTACGATCCGCTATAGCCTCATCAATTTGTTCACGCATCCACGGATATTTTGTATACAACTCAATCGCATTATCCACCGAAAAAGGAATCTCTTCCTTATTCTCTATAACACCTGTCCACCCGGTAGTACATTCAGCAAGCAACCTAATCGCATCAGCATCAGAACCATCAATATTCATATTCTTTTTACGAAAACCGCCTTTAGCAAGTTTATCAAGTCGCTTTTGCTGCATTTTCGTACTTTTCTGCCGGTACAAATCAGAATCTTTACCAAGCACAGTTATTGTAATTCCAAGATCCTCCAATGTTCCTGGATGATAAATAGAAACATCAAATCCCTTATTTGCCCCTGCTACTGTGTCAATCGACGATAGATCAATGATTTTCTTTTCTACCTTTTCCTTCTTGTCTGTCATTTTTCCCATTCTCCCCGTTCTCCATTTTTTAAAGTTTCTTACAATTAATTGTAAGCGTTAAAATTAAGCAGTTGTGGTAGTAGTAGACGATGTGGTTGTGGTAGTGGTGGTAGCCACAAAGTCATCGGCCATAGAATCTTGAATACTAATAGTTGTTTTATGGTGCTTAACACCTGTCCCGCCAGTGGTATACAAAAGTGCCTGAAAAGGAACGGTCTGAATCAAACCTTTTTCACCATCATCCTTAGAAGACCCGCCAACTTTCAACCTCGGTATAGACACAGCAACAAAATCTGCATCGTCATCATTGCTTTCAGTAAAAGCACAGCACAAACTTACTTCAGTTTCATTTAAGAAATAATCCCTAAACGTAGCGTCCTCAAAATAGACTGTCATATTTCCTGTAACGCTTACACGCCCAGGAAATAAATCAGGTCTTACATTAGCCCCTACCACTGGGTCAGCCGCCGTAACATCCCCACCAATAGTAATATCAAGACCTGTCAAAAGAGCAATTTGAGTACCTTCAACAAAAAGGCCACCATTTACAGCCGCGACAGAACCGCCTGTAGAAGCCGCAGCAGGATTTGTAAAATACGGAGAAGTAGACCCGCTTTTAGGGGTCATGTTTAACCCAACAATAGAACTTTCAGCAGTCGCCATACCAGTAGGAGGGAGTCTCAAAACAAGCTGAGAAACACGACAATCAGTAAACACCTCGGAAAGATCGAGATCGCTATAATGATGCTCAAACGTGAGATACTTTTTAGTTTGCCCAGAATCAGGCACCCAACACTTCTGCCCTATTACAGTACAAGTAACGCTCGCACCTGCGGCTTCTGGGGCAAACGCTTCCTCAGTGGTGGCGTAATTCAAAATGTAACAAGTCATTACTGTAGAAGTAAGAGCCGTGATCATCATGTTTATACTATTTAATGAAGTAGCAGTAGCCCATCCAGTCCATCGAACAACATCACCAACTTTATAACCATCGGTAAGCCAGGTTCCTCCAGAAGTTGTAAATGTACCAGAACCTCCGGAAACAAGAGCGGCAGTAACATCAGATTTGGTGGTAGCTATACCATCGGCCCAAGACTTTCTTAAGATGTTAGGAATTTGATGAGCCAAAGAACCTGGAGCCAAGTCACAGCTAATAGAACCATCCACAGAACGAACACCATGTCTAAAGTCAGCAATTTGCTGATCGGTTCTAATTTCGTTCGATTGATATGTTTCTTTTCGTAAATCCAAACTTGAGGTAGTACGCCTTAAATAAGTAGCAGTAGGCGAATTTGCATTAGCTATCGTACCTTTAGCCGGTTGCAGAGCAACCACAACTTTTTTATCAACACCAGATGCTATTGTCATTTTTGATAATCCTCCTTAATCGAATATTTCCGCAAAATACGGTATTTTTACAGGTAAATGCCATCTGTCTCCTTCATTATAGCCAGGCCAGATAGCAGGTGTTTTATTTATACGAACCATTATGCCACCAACAGTAATAGAAGTACCTCGTTTAAATGCCACTTGTATCGCTATCGCTCGTGTAGTGGCTGCCGAAGGTCCGGTTTTTATCGGGTATAATAAAGAAATCTGAAATATTCCCTGTTCTCTGTAGTGTCCGTCTCCTTTAGTAGTGTTGTCTGGGATAGCTGGAAGCAAAGTAACTCTCTGATACGGAATTCCCTCCACAGGCGTATAGGACTTATTCTCATATGCCGTAGCTAACGCAGGAGTCATTTCAGCAAGTTTGCCTTCAAGGGCTTGTCTTATGTATAACAGACTCATTTCAGCTTCCTTGCTTCTTCATCGATGATTTGCGGTACTTCAACCAAGGTTATAGCCACCATACCGCTTGGTGCTTGTGTACTATGCCCATTTTCTAACGCCCATATATGTTTAGCGGCATTGTAAATAACATGATCATAATCCGCCGCATTCGCAGGAATACTTGCTTTTATTTTTGACAACGTAGCATCTCCATCAACATCTCTTTCGTCTAATTCTTCTGTCGAGGTAGTGGATGTTGAATGCTCCCAATTTGCTCTCGCTTTCCCAGGAACATAGTTTTTGCCGGGAGGCTTACTCCATAATTTAGAATTTCCTACAGGAGTTCGCTTTATTAAACGATCGGCTATCTCAACCAATACATTTTGAGTAAGCTGATCATACTTTGTAGAAATTTTTTTAGCGAATTTATCTATATCAACGTCAAGACTCGACATTATTTTATTTCCTCAAGTTACAATCGTAAGCTACCACTGTTCCACCAGGATTCAATTCTTTTAGTGGTTCTTCTACTGTATAACAATCTCCCGCAGCAGTCGTTACTGTATCTCCTAATTGCGGAGCCGTAATAGCCGCGCCATCAGAATTAAGCGGGGATAAAATCAATTGCTTGTCACCAACACGAATTAAAGTACCATCTATATCTTTATCGCCACGATCAAAAATGGCCCCGATACCTGTTTGTGTAGAAGTAGTGGTAGCTGCAGAAGAAGTAGCCGTATCATAGTCACCTTCTATAACTCGCGTAAGCGTAAGTTCTTGCCCTGCGGTTTTAAGGAGTTTATGTACAGCCGTTCTTACTTGTGCGTATAGAGCCATAATTTTTATGCCGTTGTCGTAGTAGTCGTACTGGTAGTCGTTGTCGTTGTAGTTATACGATCAGAAAGAGCATCTTCTTCAATTTCTTCAGCAGTATCAATTCTAAGTCCACGCACCGCAGTAAGATATCTGTGTAACTTCAACGAAACGACAGAACTGGTTAAAAGTTTAGTATCTCCAAGAATATATTCAGCAGAAGGTCTTTTAGCCGGATCATTAAATGTTACACTCAATGGCCCGATAGACATTCTTTTAATAGTTTGTTCGTCCGGGTCATCTCCCCCAGAGTCACCTGTTTGTGGAAATAACGGAGCTATAATTGTTACGGCAATATCAATCTGACACTCTTTTACTTCATCTGGTATAACCGTCCATGTAAACTGAGAGGTACGAGGAAAACATAATGCTTGTTCTTCGTACCCATCAGACCAATTGCTCCATGTTGTTAACCTTGTTTTTGATATCCTACGATTTACCTTACGTCCTCGAAGTGGGAGTTTTCCCATCGCCGCCGCTGAAAGTTTCAAACATTCTTCTTTAGAAGCGTCAGTTAAAGCATCCCACGCCGAGGTATCATAAGAAAGGGAAGCGGCTCTCGTATTAGCTTCAGCCAACGTAACAAAACTATTAGCAGTAGGACTTGCAATTTTAGTTTCAAGAGCCATTTAACTTCACCTTTATGCCGTTGTCGTAGACGTAGTACTTGATGTACTTGTAGTCGTACTCGTAGTACTTGACGTAGTTGTAGTCGTGGTAGTAGTACTCGATGTAGTAGTCGTCGTACTCGTCGTGGTTGTAGTTGTGGTATGTCCGGATCTCCAAAGGGAATCCAACCGTGTGTCCAAGTCATCAATCTTATCACGTATTTCTTCCAAAATTTCTTTAAGATTATCAGTCTGTCCACCGGTTAGAAACGTACCCCCCGGAACCGAATCTACGAGAGATGCTATTCGTCCAGGTATATGCCATTTTTAATACTCCTTTCTGTTGTTACAATTAATTGTGAACATAATTAACCGGCAGACCTATCAATCCAGTACAACAACAAAATAGAAGTAGCCAAATTGGACGTACTCGTGATGACACCATCACCAACTGTAATAGTACTGGTAACATCAGTTGGAACGGACCCTGCATCCGCAAAAGCGATAGCCGCGACCACTCTATCCTCAGCCGCAATAGCTTGATACGTAATCGTATAAGACACACCAACGGTCAAATTAGCATGTCGCCCAGACACACTACCCACAACCTTAAATGTACCCGCATTCGTTGCCGCAGTAATACAAGTCAATGTAATGGTTTCAGCAGGGGGAGTACCAGTTAAAGTGGCAGTACCAGTGCCATTACCGGTATTCCCAAAATCCGCCGTAACCGCACCAGCAGCAGGAGGATTCTGCGTAAGAGCGATGGTAAACTTATCGCCCACAGCAAAATCGGTAGCGCCATCACTGAGAAGGATAACCAAGCTCTTCGGTACAACTGCCATTTTAGAAGCGGCAGCAACCCCATCTACAAAAGAAACTACTAATTGTTCTGCATCATTATGACCTAACATTTTTACATCTCCTTTTATCTAAAAGGTTATTATTTCTTTTTAAGAACTCTTTTCTTTTTCGGCACAGAAACTACCTCTTCCGCCGTCTGAATCTGAATTTCTCTAACCAAAAAATCTTTAGGCATTTTAAGAAGTTTTTGTGCCATAGTAGCATCAACTTTTTTAGGGACACCTGCTTCGAACTTTTCGTAATTAGGTGTCCCGTTATTCACCCTAATCGTACCCCTCTGAGAACCCCTGTACATCGCTTCATACTCTGACATTATTATTTCCCCTCCATTGTTTTAAAATTATTACGGTGTGGCAATCGTGGTATACTTTACACAAGCTTCCTCTTCCTGAATCGCAATAGCAATACGCAGGGTAAGAACGATAATCAACACCCGCGCCCGAATATCCTTATCAGTTTCAACCTGCACTTTACGCTGAATACCCATAATGATATTTTTAGGATCAGTAAAAATACCAGAAGCGGTAGGCATCAATGCAACAGGAACAACAGGAACTCCATAAGCGTACACAGCCCCACCACCGGTAAGAAGAGCATCTCCAACTGCTGTTTGCCGATCGGTAAGCATATCACGGTAAGCGATTTCTTGGTTAGTAGCGACAAAATGAGCCATCTGGTTCAACTGCCGAAGATATTTATTCGGCATAGACAACAAACCATTTTTAAACATGGTTTTATCAATAGCCACAAAAGCCTGATTAACCACGTTTGTAGTGGTAAGAGCAAGAATACCGTTCATGGCTTTCAACAGTTTATCGGAAGAAGTAGTATCCCCCTGAATCAACAGTTTTTCCAAGGAAACAGCGGTGCGTTTAATAATGAGACCCATAATGGTATCTTCAAGATTACCACGCTCAATATTATCTTCCAGAACATCATAGGGAATATGCATCTCACCGATAAGCTCATTCGAAGTTAACACCACCTGATCCGTACCAATTTTCGCTCTCTCATCGGCAGACAGAGTAGTTCCGCTCGACGGCGCATCGCGCAAAAAGTCATCATCCAGATTAATTTTATCAATGTTCTTAATCGGGGAGTTCATGGGTTCGGTACGAATGCGTTTAATAATCGTTTCCTCTTCCATAACACCCTGTACAAAGGCATTAGCTTGCTCTGCTTCCAGATATCCACCGTAGGAAACCAAATTCGAAACGGCCACATCTGCTTTTTCGATAATAGTTCTTTGAGACATCGTATAATTCCTCCTTTAAAATAAACTTTTTTATTTTTGTAATTAAGCCTCTTTTTTAACAGTAGTGAGAACCCCGGACCATACGCTTTTCTTAATATTACTTTTTTCCAGTCCATCCACATCACCACCAGCACCGGATTCTGGAACAGTGCCTTTCAAGGCTTCTATTTCCTCTTTCAGAGTATCAACAGACTTTTTAAGATCGGTAATCAACTCATCCTTATCTTTTGCAGCCTTCTCGATAGCCTCTACCTTTGCTTTTTCCTCTGCGGACTTTTCTTTCTCATTCTCCCGCTCGGTAATAACCTCTTTAATAAAGGCGGCGACATCCTCTTTAGTCTTAAACAAACCTTCCATCAACTTATCCTCCTTTTCAAGTTTAACCATAATCTGAGATAACAACGATACAGCTTTAGTAAGTTCTGCTGGAGCCGTTTCGTTATCGGGTACTGGTTTTTCTTCAATGCTTTTTCGCATCTCATGAAGTTTATCTAAAGTCTCTTCAACTGACTTCACAATGTTTTCATCAGTTGTAAGAGCCTGAACAAAAGACATAAAATTATTAGAAGCGGAAGTTATAGTCTCTTTAATCCAAGACTCTTCCGCATTGCTTTGGGTAATAACACCCATTAATATTTTCTCTAAGGCGTACATCTCGTCCCAAATGCGATCTTTTACCTCCCAAGAGTTCCATTTAACTGCCTTTTCTACAGAATCTCCTTTCTCTTCTACATCTTTTTTAAGATCAGCAAGCAAAGCCACTACCTTTCCAGAACCATCTAAATCAATTCCAGAAAAGGAATCTTCTTTACATTCTGACTTCTCAATTTGATCATATGCCGTAAAAGTCTCATATTTCTTTTGATTTTCGACATTAAGTCCTTTCAGAATAACCAGCTTGTCGTCTTCAGGAATATCATTTGCGACAATAACTCTCTGAACCACCTTACGAATCCCCTTGGCATCTTTCATAAGCATAAAGGGCTTTCCATTCGCCGGATGACTCACCAAAGAAACGAAAGAAACAACCGGCTCCTTTAAATACGTAACTTCTTTTTCTTTTAGCGCAGTTTTTTTCTCCGCTACTTTTTTTTCGATTTTGTGAATTTTTTTTATAATTTTCTTTGTCACGGCATATGCCTCCTTTTAATCCAACAATATTTTATGGGCATGATCTAAAGACATCTCTGTGCTATCCGTATGAATAATTATATGCTTATGACCCAACTGATAATCAGTTTCGCCATATTCCGGTAATCCGGCATCATCAAATTTAATATAGAACTCGTGGGAGTGTTCAGGAAGAATATCTATTGTGGATTTTTCTGTTTCTCCGGTTACAGCTTCCATAACCTCGACCAAAACTTTTCTTATTTCTTTTTCGAGACTTATTCCTGCCATGGAAAATCCATTTAATTCACCGGCTTTTGCTTTTTCCCAACTCTCAGGGTCAAGGCGAACTCCCACCACCCACGAACCCTTGGCAAAATCAGGGTCATTATCTCTAGCAATAAAAGACTGTACAATAACACTTCCGTTTTCTGTATAATTATGATTGGTATCTACTTTTGTAATGTAACCGGAGGCAAGAAAATTGTGGGCCATTTTTTTAATGGCGATTACATCCATCGCATCGCCTTGTGTATCTTCTTCATCAGGGCTGTAGACTACCCCAAGAATGAGTCTTTCCTCTGAATCTTCAGATACTACAATTTTTTTAAACTTAGACGGAACTTGCATATTAAAAAATCCTATATTTAGTAGTCAGTTTCCCGATTACTAAAATAGAAAGAGTTCCGTCAATGTAAAAAAATTTAAAAAAATGTAAAAATATAATTTAGGCAAAAAAATACCGCAATCTCGTATTGACAATTGCGGTATCTAAAAAGAAGGGATAGTTTAAAGCGTGAAAGAAACTTCTCTATGCTTTAATACAAGTTTCTTATTATATAAACATCTTCCGGGATAAAACTCTTTAATCTCTTTATTGGGCTTACTGCCGGGGAAACACTCATTTCTGTGTGTACACCCAAAACAAAGCATTCCAGGACCATGAATTTCTATATACCATCCTTTTTTACACTTAGACATGGTTTATCCTCCGTTAACATGAATCCATGAAGTACATTAACAAGAATTGCATTTTCTCCGACAACGGCTCCTCCGTTACTATTTCGAATACGCGCATCAATAGGACACTCTCTAAAAAAAGAACACATCGTGATACAAGTCATAGGCGAAACACTGTATATACAGAACATAATGAGCCTCCGTGTTACAATTAATTGTAAGAGAATGGCAAATGTTCCTTTCCGACATACCTTATTATAGTAAGGCCATGCCATGGTCCGGGAAGTGTCAATGATTCAAAATCTTTGTATTTCTTACCCTCACGAATTATTTTGGCGACTTGCCAAGCATCTGAGCAATCATCTGAACTGAGTAAAGATTTTCGTACCGGAAAGGTATCGTGAATAAGCATAAGACCAGTTTGTGTTTTAAGATAGGGCAATGCAAGGTCAACTATACCCATTATTTGGTTACATCTGTCTCCACCAACACCATCGATAAACATTAAGTCAATCGAATGATCCCATGTGTTAATAAACAAATCGAAAGGCATCTGCTGTACAAACACATTTGATCTTTCTTGTACAAACTTCATAGGCTTTTGATCCACCGCATAAGCAACACCAACTTTTTTAGCCATACTGTTAAAAAAATCAGCATTTGCTTTTTTAAGACCCACATGAACATAAGTTTCAAATTGAAAAATATCAGCCAACGACAATATTAAATTCTTATGTTCCACCGAACGTTGAAACTTCTGTTTGGCTTTTACAACACCGTCACATAGATACTTCATTTTCATTTTTCACTTCTCCCTTCTCCCTTTTCCACTCACTTTTTGTGCTTGAAGAGCATCAGTGCAAATCTGCTTTTCCCTTTCCATAAATTCTTTTTTATTTTTAGTTGTCTTTACGGAGGCTCCTACATGATGAAAACATACTGTTCCTAAATCCCGATACCATTTATATAAAAGATAGTAAGTCCAATGCCAAAAATAATTATCACCATAAAAAAGTTTTAAACCTGATGGAATCGGAGAAATCTGATCAAGTAAAGGTTTTCTTATTGTAAAAGCCCATCCCTCTCTGCGTTTCACCTCCTCTATAGAATCTTGTGGTTTATAATTATGAAACAAGGACATGTCTATTTCTGTTTTGGGTGATATTACCCCTGCGGTAGGATATTTTTGAAAAGTATGTGTAATTCGTTCAAAGAAATTCGAAGCAAGTAAAATATCGTCGTTTATAAAAAGAACAGCATCGCACTTATTAGCACGATGCCTTCCAATTTCCCACGCAGCATACGGATAAATATTTTTTCCAAAATCATGCAATTCTATATGCACATGCCCTTTAGATTTTATGGTAAGTGCTTCGCTTGAATTATTAACTACGACTATTTTATTGGGGAGTGTTGTATTGCTGTATATAGAGTCTATCATGTTATAAAATAATTGAGGTCTAAAAACAGGAACAACTACACTTATTCTGAACATCGTTTCCACTCCAATAATTTACTAATAAGTTGTCTCCGCATACGTTTTTTATTCATATCTGGGTCGGCAGTGGCCGCAACATACTTAAACCCACAATAGGTACAACCAGCACATAAAATACCTCTACGGTGTTCCCATACATAAGTAATTATGCCACCGTGATTACAGACACATTTTCTCTGTCCGTGACTATAATGGGACTTTGGACTTATTCCATCTAAAATTCTTTTAAATATGCTTTCTTTTTTTGTCGGCATCATCTATTTGCCCTAAGGTAGGAAGTTAGTTACTGAGTGCGTTTTTAAATAAAACGGTCTTTCCCGTACCCTTTTATTTAAATTGAAGGTCTTAAACCCACGCTCATTTACTAAATCGTTCACCTCACAATAGTTAAAGTTAAAATATTCAGCTAAAGTCAAAAGTAAACGCACTCAGTAACCATTAAACGAGTAATAATCTATATAGGATTATTTGTCAAGGAAAAACATCGGTTCCCAACCACTTTAATTAAACTATTTTACAATCTCCGCATAGATGTAAAATTAGACATATTAGCACAAATGGCTTTAACATTTTTAAGAGAAAGAGTTACTTGTTTTAAAGTAACTCCGTACTCTTTTGCAAGGTCAGCCCAATAAGTATCTCGTTCCGGATCATCGCTTTTATATTCAAGTTCATAAAAAATTTTCTTAATTCCTACTGAAACAATATTCTTTAAGCAAAAAATACAAGGAAACAACGTACAATAAATAGAAGCTCCGTGTAGACTAATGCCTCCGCATTGAGCTACTTGATTAATAGCATTTTGTTCTCCGTGAATTGATAAGCAATTATGAACAAAAACACAACTATTATCCCCAAGATCAATAGCAAAGTTATTATAATTCGGCACAGTTAAATCATATACGGCATAATTACCTTTTATTTTCTCTACCGATACTACTTTATGATTATATGTCTCCGCTTTTTTTAAAGCCGAATCAAAACTACTAAAATACTTTAATATATTTTTAATAGTAGGCGGACTGCTTCCTGTTTCACCCCATCTTTTAGCAACCTTGTATTTTTCTCTTATTTTATTATAATTATTTTCGTTTATAATTTTTTCTTTTTTTAATATTAAATTCAACCCTGCTAAGATTCTTCCGCGCTGTCTCAGTTTTATTGTTTCTATGTTTGAATTTGTTTTTGAAGAAATTAATTTTCCATTCGCCGATAGCACAGGAGCCATTCTTTTTATAAAGTTTATATCTTTCCAGTTAGAGGTCATATTTCTACGCCCACGTTCTACATACGAGGCTTTAAAATTTTTATCATTTTTTAATTTTTCTTTAATGACTTTATGTCCTTTTTTACCAAAATGCTCAAAATCAAGCATGGGTCTTCTTTGTACATGCCATTTCGCGTGTACACGTCTTAATATTTTTTTTAAATTTTTTGGTGTGTTATCTGTAACAACTTCATTTTTATGATGAACTAATTCCGTTTCTTTATCAACATTAGAATTATAAATAAAAGAATACACCCATTGGTGCGTAGGTATAGAATATGTTTTATTTTTATAATCTTTTCTTTTACCATATCTGGTATTATTTATTTGTTCGTATATCCTATTTCTATAAAAATTATAATACATAGGCATTAAACTATCGCCACTTTTTAATTTTCCAGCTTCGCAATATTTGCACGTTCTTAATAAAATTTTATGGTCTGCTGTACATGTAAAAGATTTATCGTTATCTAATGTGACTTTAACTAAATCACTACGTACACCTGTCTTCCTTGGATTCCGTGCAATTGCCGGAACTATAGTGCCGGTATTTGTGTCAATAGCATAAATCCAAAACTCATTTATTTTACCTGAAGCTAAATCCTTTATTTTTTTATACGTACCGTCCAATAATTTTATTACTGTATCACCATGCAAACATTCCAAGTACTTACCTGTTCCTTTATCATCTTGTTTTACTTCTCTACGGCGACAATATGAAGACCCACAATCAGTACATTGAGGCATCCCGGCAATAGTGCCGTTATAACCGGTCGCAATTACGCGATTGCCTTTTACAATAACAGCACCAGTGGGCCGCGAGTTACAGCCAGAACGCATCGCCGCTAATTTTGCCAACGCCATAAAATACTGATCCCAATGAATTCTCATAAATGCAAATACTCCCTAACTGTCTCTACCTGATATCCATAGATATGAAGTCCTTGCGAATAAAACGACAATGGCCCTGGCTCTACGCCAAGTTCATTCGCAATAAATTGATTTAATAATGTAAAACCTCCCATATTCTCCGACCAACCACAATTTCCAGTAATTGATATTTGTTTATTTCTACGCATAACAAAATTATTGTTTTTAGTGCCTATGCACCACACCCTGCCAGTATAGTTCGTAGTATTAGGTAAATTACCATTAAAGTGTTTATTCTGTAACAGAGATTCTTGTTTATCACATATATTTATATATCCTTTTTTCTCATTTATAATAGTGCTATAGCCTAAAGAAAAAGACAACAACTGAAACCATTCAAGTTTTTCAATATTTTTTGAATAAAAAGTATAATGTTTCTTATCATATTTTCCTGAAGTTCTTGTAGACCCGTCTGCAAGTATCATAGCTTTAAATAAAGCTTCTCTATCTGCCTTTACTAAATCCAATAGTTTTTTAGTCGGAAAACGCTCAGGTATTAAATCATACAGCCATCCCACTTCATGTACAGGCACATAAAAACTGTGCATATTAACTTCAAGTCCTTCCGGATAACTTTTTTTATCTACCTGAAAAACTATTTTTTTAGACAGCTTTTCAGTAAAACTCATTTTTAGTCTACTTAAAATATGTCTGATTTCATTATTATATTTTTTTTCTGACTGATATATTGTGACCGCCTTACAACTACTGTGAAAAGACGCATCTGTTAAAGCCCATCCTATTAAAGATGCTTTATCTTGCCCAAGTTTCCAAGACCCTCCTTCATAAGGTGCCGCAAGAGGAATAAAAGAACCATTTTTTGCTACAAGATCTTTAGCGACAGTATACTGGTAATCTTTCACTATTCTTTTACTGCCTGAGTGCGTAACATACTTATGTAAAACTTTATGGTTTTTTGTTATTAATTGATCTATTCTTTTTGTTTTAAGATGAATCATTTCTTCTGAAACAGGATAACTAATAATACGATCGATATCACAATATTCCGTTTCCCAGTTATCTACATTTAATGTTGCTGCCTTATCCGTTTCTTTCGAGATAGTATCTATAGTTTTCCACCCATTATTAGTCAGTATTTCTGAATCTTCGCTAATACAAAAAAGATCCCAAGAGCGATATATTACACCAAGAATAACTTTATTGTCTTTAATTTTTAAATCTAGACCCCGAAGACAAGGCGAGGTACGTCTTTCTGTCTCATTTGTGTACTTACAATCATAAGCAAAATTACACTGTGGGTCTCCGACTGTAATAAAACAATGATTGTTACCAAACCCTTTCTTTTTAAAATGATTAATGCACCAATCAAGCTGACTTTCTTCTTTACCTTTATAAGGATTTTGAAAATTTCCGTTTATCCATGTGCTATACCGATACTCCTCATTCGGGCTAAGATTCGGGTCCATCAAATAATTAATAAAATACTCTTGAATTTTTTCATCGGTAGTAGTTTGCGGCACCCCCGGAGGCATGGTAGGAGCCAAGGGCCGGGTGTGCGGATAATGAATCCATCCGGCAGCAACAGGCATTTCGATTCTAAAATCACCTTTGCTTGACCCTTCTGTAATATCATATCGAACTCCGTACTTCCAACATTGCCTAATCAACTCAAAATAGCATTCATTTAAATCTCTTGCTTCTACAAAAACCGGTTTTAACATATTTTTATCATCCTATTCTGTTTAATGTTAACCCATCAGTGCCTTTTAAATAATAAGTACGTGAAGCTTTGTAATGATTAAAACAATAATAATGTAAATCTCCTTTCCGTTTAAATTTTTGGGGGGATACTTCTTCAAAATCAGCTACGGTATATTCTATCGGTTTCCCGCATATCTCACACACTATAGCATTATTTTCTTTTTCCATAAAAAATTACTCCTATTAAGATTAAAAATATAGGTATCAACACCCACCGTAATTTTAAAAACACAATACTGGAACTTAGCATAGTAATAAGTATAACATCATACCAAGGCAACATCCAAATTTGAGTAATTAACTGCTCCACCACAATATCTCCTCCATAAACGTGTTTAAGTAAATAATTTAATCACAATCATCAGAGGCTTTATAGATATTTTCTAAAATTTTTTTAGCATAATATTGTCTAGCTTTTTTAGAATCACTGTTATACCAAAAATAATAAAGAGAAAAACCAGTAGCACAAATACAGTTAGTTACTTTGTATAAAGGACATACAGAAGCATCAGACATCGTTGTATCAAAGTCATTACAGTTAAAATTTGCACACAACGGGCATTCTCCTGGTATTTTTTCTATAAAACGATAAGGATAATATTTAAGTTTGTCTTTAAAACACCCCCGTTCTGCAAGCTCCTCCCAAATTACACCAGAAATTACAATTGCCTCAAATTCCTCTTTAGTATATTTCATTTTAACAACTCCCCGCAGTTTCATTTTTAGCAAGTACTTCTTCTAATTCCCTTTGGGCTATCTCTCCAGCGATTTCTGCTAATTGTCCTAGCGACACCGTACCATTATATACCGGAATACCGCTTATTTTAGTAATTACACCTATAGCCTCTACCTCATCGAAAGCATTGGATATAGCTTTTGCAAAAGTGTCAATAAGCATCGCATAAAAAAGAGCAATTGGCACACCGTTATCTTTACTTATCTGTATCAGTTTTTGTATATCTTTAGTAATTTGATTTACAAGTTTATCATTTAATGCCATTACTTAATACCTCCAAATACCGGTTTAAGAGATTTACCAAAAAGTGCTCTACGCTCTTGAAAAGTAAAACGCGGAAACATATCAACATGAACTGTAAAAGGGCAACTTGTAGTAAGTATGCGTCTAATAGCTCTATCGTCTGTTATTTCTTCATTTCCTCTTCTTTTAAGTCCACGCAACGCTTTTCGATAGGCTTGTGTTTTACCTGTTTCTAACGAAACCGGGTCGGACCATGAACAAACAGCCACCCCACGAGCACCATAATCAAGTTCTTTAGAATACAGCGTACAAACAACAACCACCGGTTCCCTTTTTTCATTATAAAAAGTTGTGTAAACTGCTTTTACTTTTTCCATATCCATTGCCCTACCCCCTTTTTCTCATAAAATAGTCTGCATTAAATTTCTTTTTTTTCATTTTTTTAGCTTGTTCAACTTGTTCTTCATAAAAAATAATTCTGTTTTCAAGTATAGCTACTTGTTCTTTTAAACGGTTTAAAGCCTTAAAATCTTGCGCTAACGTAATTTTCATACTTTTAATATTTTCTTCGTGCCATTTAATTGGAAATGTTTCTATCATTTTTTACCCCCAGGCCAATTATTTAACCTACGTAAACAATAAACACAAGTATCTACTTCACACACTCGCAATTTTCCACAAACTGAACATATTTTTTTATGTTTTCTTCTATATAACTCATAACATACCCTACACCGGCCATTGGTTACACTATCTATGCTTTTACGCTCTCCACATACAATACACACAGCACCTTTTTGATTACACGCATCGCAAAGCTGCCCTCGTCGTTTAACAGGTGCGCCACATTGCATACATTCTTTTTTAACGCGCCTATTTACCTTTTGCGTGTATCCAGAACCACATCGTTTTAAGTTTTCAAGACCGGTATTCGTACTAAAAGACGGGAGGTGTTTAACGGACTCTTCTTCTAATAATGTTTGCTGAAAATCTTTAATCTTTTTACAATTTTTGCAGGAAACAAATGATTCTTTGTTCTCATTAACATGCTCACAGCCTCTACACGGGCTTTTCATTATCATCAGAAGTCACCTTTTAAAAACACAACAAATAATTTTAGTTAGTTTCAGGTTCAAAATACTGCGCGGACCTTCCGCATTTACCAAAAAACATACGTAACCATCTACAGCTTAAATAAGTTTTTTCGCCTGTTACCCTATCTACAATCGGCGAAAAAACTTATCACACTCAAAATAACCTCTACAATACTTACAATCTGCACATACTTTAAGCATTGTTACCTCCAAAAATATGATTAATTAAAGCAACTATACGTTCCCACAACGTCATATTTCTATATTCTTTTATTTGTTCGCGTAAATTAGAATTTTCATCGCACAAACAGTTTATACTGTTACACAAATTACGAATACGAATTTGCATACTTTCAAAAACATCAAAAGGTAAACCAAGTGCTATTTGTGTTTGTTTATCCCACCCAATCACAACGTCCTTTCCTTCATAGTTAACAAAACGCCTACCTTTTACTAATTCTTGCGTAATTGTAGGATCTTCAAGATTTGTATAATTTGGGTTAAAATGAGCTATTTCTACAAAACTTCGCTCTATCTCTTTAATTTTTACATCAGTTACAAGTATCATTTTATTATCCTTTTTAATTAAAATCATACATATGTGCTTTTTCAAGCCTATCCACAGCCTCTTCCCATTTCTTAGCCGGTACTGTCTCGTAACAAATTTTACAAAGATATTCTGCCGGATCTCCAAAACACTCTTTAATTTTATCTGTTGTCTGTTCTTTGCCGCACAGCTCACATATAAAACTTGTAGCACCTATTTCCACACAGTTTTCACAAATATATTGATGGTTTTTATCTTCAACATACGATTGTATAGACATATTAACACGAGAACACTGCGCTTTTATAGTATTGTTATCTATACGCGCAGAACCCCATGCTGGTTCGCATCGTTTTAAACTTACTTTTGGTGCGATAATCATGGGCTTATCACAACAAGGACAAAGTTTCCATTCAAGGGCAATAGTAACAAAATTTTCATTAAATACTGGTTTATGTATATACATTTTTAACTCCCTTTTTAATATTCAAACGGTAATTCAGCGCTTTTCTTTAAAAACTACAACTATATTAGGATATGCCCCTTCCACAGGATGTAGTTCCCATGATAACCTAACTTCTTTAACATTTTCCCACACACAATCCTGTATACCAGCCATAAAAGCTGTTATACGCTGTATTGAAGCCTTAGTATTTCCATTAAGCATTTTCGACATAATTTCTAAATAAGTAGTCATTTTAACTCCTTTTTAATATTCAAACGGTAATTCGGTACAAGAAAAACCGGCCGCTTTTGCGTGTCCGCCACCTCCATATTTTTTAGCTATCGCCCCGCAGTCGATGGTATTAGAAGTAGTATATAAACTTACATGCCATTGTTTATTTTGCCTACAAAACGTAATCATTATATCGTAATTTTGTGCAGTATCGAACAATTTACTATTTGTAAAACCTTTATTACAACATATGGCTTTATACCCTTCAAAATTGGTTTCAAAACTAAACGCTTTACAAAACTTCTCGTTTTGCGTTTGTTCGTACTCAAGTATAATAGTGCCTTTTTCTATTATTCGTTCGATTAACATCTCATCGTTTTCGAATAAGCTACTCCATAAGTCTTGATTATCGGGATATGTGTTTTTATAAGTTCGAATACCGTATTGAAAAGCCAATGTGCGGGAGTCCGAAAAATCAAACACATCGTACATGGCCAATAAATGTACTGCAATAGGTACTGGTTTGGTGAATACATATTTCCAGGTAAGCTCACAAGCACCTAAGCCTATTTCTCTATAACCGTCGAAATATGTTGGCAAGTTGTCAATAGCGGTTTTGTGGTGATCTATCCAAAAAAGCGTACTTAAATCATCTAATTTAAGCATATCATCGGGGGACAATGAAAAATCAACTAAAAACACCGTTTCACCTTGTATTATTTTATCAAAGGGAAACGGTTGGCCATAATCAATATCAATAGTTTTACAATTTGAATATGCATAGCGAATAATAGCGCCTGAGCAATGCCCGTCGAGGTCGTTACTGTGAAAAAAAGCCTTCATTATACATCTCCTTTTAATAAAATTAATAAAAACTAATGTTACAATTAATTGTAAGCCTTTAATAACTTGTATAGGATTATTTGTCAAGAACTAAAATACCCTATACCTCAAAATTCGCGGGGCGGAGGAACCAAAACAGCATACACACTAACTACAAAATAAAATATAAATATGGTTTTTACTATTTTTAGTGCTTTTATATGATTTTTATCTATAAAATCTATTGATTTTTAGTGTTTTTATATGGCTTTTTATGTATACGATTATTTATCCCCATAACATATACATGTTTCTTGTCAAAATCTATCGATTTTTATTCATCCCCACCTTTATTTTTATATAGTTTTTATGTATATGATTCTTGTCAAAAACAGTTAAATTTCACTCATCCCCAAACCCATACCCGAATACTTCGACTTTACTTCTCTTTAGGATTGGTATTAATCGCGCATAAAAGTGAAGTAAATAGTACTTTCCTTCAATACCAATACAGAAGTACTAAAATTAATGGCAAGAAGTATTGTTTTTTGGCGATTTTTTATAGGGTATTTGACGATAAAACGAGGCAGTTTTTAACAGCTCAAAAACCAATATTTTAAATAGATAAAATCGATGGTTTTTGAAGGATATTTTTACAATTAATTGCGTTGCTACGCTTATGCTTTGGTTTTTGGTGGGGTATAGAAGGCAAGTATTCAAGCAGCGGCTCCCAAAAAATTAAAATAAAATACCTTTTGGGAGCTTTAAACCATATCGCGGGGGCTATTTTATACGTAATATATACCGGGCGACCGATAAAATATCGTCAAAAGAAAACTTTTTGTTGTATCGATCTTGTTGAACAGTTCGCCGGGAAACACCACGAAGCAAAGCAAGATCACCAAAAGTAATTTTTAAAACCTTCTTATAAGTGTACTTTTTTGGCTGTTTTACTATCGATTTTTTATTGTTTAATCTTTCTATTAAATTACTACTTTTTTTAATGCTTTTTTCTTTGTTTTTTGTTATCTTTTTAACCATGTTTTTAATACTCCTTTTTAATACGTTCATTGCTTGTAGTGTAATAACTCGCAGTAGTACTATTTTCTACGACTTTTTCCTCAATCTATCTACCTGTAATATATATTCTGCCACTGATTTTAGATCAAAAGGATCAAACTTACCCCTATATTTGTCCATCTGCACAGTTTTACGTGTTACACCCCTAATTTCAGCTAGCTTTTCAAAGGTAATTTTAATCACTTTTATATACTTTCTTCGTGCTCCGGGTATGTTAGTTTTTAATACTTTTTCATGCTTTTTTAATACGTTTTCAACACTCATTTTCTTTTTCTCCTTTTTTATAGTGTAATAACTCGCTATGATACTATTTTCTACGTTATAGGTCGTAAAAAGTCAAATAAAAAAGATAATAAAGCCTGTAAATCCCTTCATAAAATAGAAGTATTACGGACTTTACTTCTACTACTGTAGCACTAACTACCTGTTTACTTCACTTCTCTTAAGAAGTACTATTTTCTACTCAAAAAAACATTAAAAAAATATAAAAAAAACTGCCATAGAAAATGGGGTAAGTTTTAAGGTAAGTTTTAAGGTAAAAAACAGGGTAGAAAGTGGGGTAAAAAGCATAGGTTTACAAGTAAAAAACAAGGTAGTTTTTGGGTAGAATTATTAGTAAAATATAGAGTAGAAAGTAGGATCAGTTTTAAGGTAAAATATAGAGTAGCTTACAAGTAAAACATAGGGTGTAATATAGGTATTGCGCCCCCCAAAATTTTAAGGACTTTTCCCCCGCGACTTGTGTTTATATAGGGTATAGGCTTCGCACCCCAAAATTTACAAATAAAAAAGGTGAGTCCGTTTATAGACTCACCCCTTTTACAATTAATTGTTATTTGGTGCCTTATAGCGTTTCCAGTTATTTCAATTTTTCGATTAGATCATATATTTTTTGCCCCGCTTCGCTGTATGTATCTATTTCTTTTTGCACTTCCGCGAAAAATTCATTTATTCTAACTTGCAAATTTTTTATTACGTTTCTGGCAAGTTGAGGAGTTATAGTCGGATAGCTTGAACTTTCTATTATATCCCCATATTCAGTTTCAATATCACAGTCTAAGCGATCACTAGCACACCTGATAAAATAATGCTTTTCTCCTTTAACATAAAGATATATTTTTCTATTCTTAATGCTATCGATATTTGTTTGCTTCCCCCAAATGCAAAGAAAATCGTTAAACCCCTTTACTACCCATGATTGTTTTACTTCCAGTGCGCTTGCAATTGTTTCCATCTCGATTGAGTTCATTTTTCTTTTCCCTTCGTTTTTTATCAATATAGTATTCGATTAATAATATGGCTTCCCCAAAAAGTTTTTTAAGAAGCAAATAAACTAATAAAATGAATATTGCTACTATATCACCAATAGTATCACCTCCTTTTTATTCTAAGTAGTCTTTTTTTGTAAAGACTCCCAAAAGTTTACTTGCACAGTACCCATTACTACCACTTGTCAAATAAACTCTTGCGGTATCCTCTCCGGTTTCGCTATCCACATACATATCGACGTTGACTCCAAAATCCCAACCTCTAAGGTGGCCATGGATACCGGAAACGGCTGAACCCATGCGGGAAGCTTCACCTCTATTGCCTTTAATGCTTGCATAAAAATGAGCCATAATGTTACCTTCCTTTTAATTAATTGTTATTTACTTTTTTCTTTTGTCCTTTTACAATGAACTATTTGACTGTTCTCCCCATAGTTTACTCCATGCCATAAAAAACCGTCTGGTCCGTCAAACCAAATATCGTATCTATGGCCCGCTATATTGTGATAACTCTTTTTTGGTTTACCACATTTAAAACGCAATGTACCCGGCCAATTAGATACTTCATATGTACCGTATGTTTCGCCGGGGCATAAATTTTTAGGCGGATTTTTTGCGGGAGCTAAATATAGAGGTAACATTTTACTATCGCCATTTTCAATCATATATTTTTTATCTTCTATAGCGCAACAGTCAAAGCAAATTTTTTTATTGTTTTTATTAATAGCATAACCGGTAGTAAAATCAGAAGTATGACTTTTTTCTCTATTGCAGTAATCACAATAAAAAGTAGTTATTTTCATTCTGTTACCCTCCTTATAAACGCTGTCCAGTGAACGTCAAACTGCCCGACGTCGGTCAAAGCAAATATATAGTCGTAATTCTGCAAATTACTTTCAATCCATGTCGCTATATCCTTTGGATTGTCATTCTGCCCGTAATGATACCCCGTTTCATATATAGGGCAGTCTTCTCCCTCCTTTTCCAAACAGGTAAACCCTTCTTGCTCAATCGCCGGTATCATCCATGTTTTTACCGCTTTATCAGAATCATTTTTTACATAGTCAATTACTTCTCCAATATTTTCAATAGTACATTGTCTACAAAGTAGTTCCGAATCCGTAAGAAAAAAATTACCTTGATCCCCATAAAAACCGGGTTGAATACTAACAAGCTTCCCACATTCACATATAGAGTATTCGTCCTCGAACCCGCATATAACGTCGGTTTTATCTTCAATAAAAGAAGTAATTTTATCTGGTAAATTATTCCAGTCGGCTATTATAACCGTTTCACCCCCGTCATATTCTTGTAAGTCGCCTACATAACCGTTTTCTTTATGCTTTTCTAACCAGTTTAAAATTCTTTTAAGCAGTACTTCTTTGGTTAAATTACTTTTTCTTTCCGTCTCAATCTTCCAACCCAAACTTACTTTTTCACCACATATGTCACAATGTGTTATATCGTTATGTGGTCTATTAGTTTTGTGGCCGTTATTACAGGTCACAATATAATGAGTTATAACCATAATAAAACCTCCTAAAAAGTAAAAAGCATTATAGTAAAAATATACCCAATTACGAAGAGAAGTAAACCAGCTAAAAAGTTTTTAAGCATTATTCGATTTCTCCTTTTATTTTTAAAAGGCATTTTTCAAGATATGTGAAACATTGATCCAAATTTTTACTGTTTTCGTTAAGAAAAGAAAGAAGCAAAAAAAGTACTTCTGTATTTTTTTCAAAAATGCTATCGGTATCGGCAATATCCATTAATTTTTTTTGATATTTTCTTAATGTAAACTGTAAATCGAAAATGTTATCGCTAGATAATGACTCAAAAACAGCTTTAATAGTATTCATTTTTTCACCATATTTTTTATTTTCGTAATTGTCGTTTTTTTCCCGTCAACTACATATTTTCGAGAAACGTAAATATTTTTACAGGAACAATTTATAACAAACGACAAATCAAGTTCATGATTTTTAAAAGTACCCTTAATAGCGATAGAATTTTGTTTTTCATAATAGCGTCTACCACTAGCATTTTGAGGAGGACTCCAAAAATAAGCGTTTTTAAATTTGTCGTTTAATTCAATCAATTCCGTCAATTCATTTTCAGATATTTCATTCATGATTTTTTCTCCTTTTTTCTGTTTTCTATAGCTTCCATTATTAGCCGAATAATAGCATCCTGTATGCTTTCTTCGTTCACAGCGCAAATTGCTTTAAATTTCTTATGCAGTTCAGACGGTACTGCTCGAATATATAGAGCTTTAATTTCATTTACTTCGTTCATTTTCTTTCACCTCCGGCAGTACTTCTTTACCTGTTTTAACCAAATAAACCTTGTAGGGAGCTTTTCCGTTTTCAAACCAATCGTGTCCGAGACAATACCCTCTAGCATCTTGTGCTTTATCGGTTAAATAAATCGCCCCTGGAGCACAAGGCGAACAATATCCGGCTATAGTATAATAGGGTGATAACTCCACAAATAAATCCGGATCATCCCCGCTTTGAAAAATCTTATAACCTTCGTCAAGATAACTAAAACCTAAGGCCTCTTCCGGATAAGCTTCTTCACTTCCGAATACATATTCACAATTTTCACAATAGAAATCGGAACAGCCATATTTTGAAAACTCGTAATTTTCTTCAATCTCTTCTGGAATTATAGTGGATATCGATACCCCATTGTCATGTTGTTCGGATACCGTTTCAAATTCACTAGCAGGATTCCCACATTTAGGACAGGTAGGTTCACCATATTCACCTTCACTCAATTCATACCATGATTCACCTACATCATGCATAGATATAACGCCGAAACGGATACCTGTTTTTTTATCGATGTTACTCAATCCCATGCCGTAATCAATTCCCATGGTTTTATCCTCCTACAATTAATTGTTAGATTTTTTAATTTTGGTATAGCGCTCTTTCCCGATAACAAGATGAAATGAATGTTTTCGGCTAAAAATTGTGCTGAAAAGATCTTTTTCCCATTTTTCCGATTCGATCTTATTTTCCGCTTTTTTAGTCATTGTTTTACCCTCCTAAAAGTTTATTTTTGTGTAATCGTTAATTTCACCATATCAGATATATTTTGATTGTCAAGATATTTTTATATATTTTTTAAAATAAATTAATCAGGCAAAAAAGCCCGTATATAATAAGGTATGTTTTTTAAAAACAGCTAAAAAACGGCATTAAAATTGCTAATAAAAAATCGTTAAAAAATCGCCATTAATGGCATTAAAATTGCTAACAATTTTTCGTAGGCGAATCGTAGGCGATAAAAATGGCGACGAGAAGTAAATTCGCACACGATTCGCGGCGACGAAAAACGGCGATTTGGCGAAAAAATCTGGCTATAAAAAACTTTACAATGTGAGCACAAAACAACAAACGGTAACACTACAAAACAACAAAAACGAATATATAAAAAAGGGGCATACCAGCCCTTGGAAATCGATAGATTTTTCGACCTATCGAGCAACATACCGGCCCTTGGAAATCGCTAAATTTTTCGATCTATAGAAACTCAACATACCGGCGTAAAAAATTGAAAACGCAACATACCGGTCGATAGAATTAATTATATAATTACAAGTACGCTTAAGCTACTGCAACAGACAAACACTAATACATCTGATAGTACAAACAAAACAATAAAAACATATGCATGTATCTTTTACAAAAAACTTGTTGACTTATTTTCTATAAATATATATTATATTTTTAAAATTAACCCATACCGGCGAAAGGAAATTAAATGCAAAATATTGAAGGTAAAAAAATTAAATTCATAACCCGTAACAAGGAGGTGATAGATGCTATTGTTGTAAATTGTGATGAAGATATAGGCATTACTATTGTCTCCGCCGATGATCCAAATTGGTATTTATTTTGTATGCATTGCCCGTCTTCCCCGCACTATAAAAAGTGTGAATACAAGCTTAATGAAGAAAACACTAAAAAACTATTTAAAGATATTTGCAACATGCTTATAAAAGACGGAATATTTGATTGTAATACATTTCATAAAACAATGAATGAGTATACTCCTCCGAAAACGCGAGCATTTCTTGCTGTTAGATCCAAGCAAAAAAGTCCAAGTAGCGAGTATTGTGCGTTTAATCAATAAAAGAGGTTTAAAAATGTTAAATATTGTAGATAAAAAACGTGGAAAAAATATACACGCTAATTACAACGAGATATTTGATATAATTTACGACTTAAATTTATACTTTGCAGAAGAAATGCAAGAAAATAATTCGTCCACGTTTTACCCATTGGAATTAATAACTGAGGGAAGTGAATACATTATAACATTTTTTGGTTTCCAGATTTTTTCAACAATAGATATTGAACTTGAGTACGACGAAGAAAAAGACGAATACGAACCGCTTGAAACTTTTTTAATAAGAGAATGTGAAACAGTTATAAATATGATTAAACAAATAAAAAGGATGCTATTATGTTTTGGATTTTACACATTATTGCGTTATTTTTCTTTTTTCCTGCATTGTTTGTAACAATTCCATTGCATATTATTTGTAACGTGATAAAAAACGGCCAAAGGAGTATGTAAAATGAGGGAAGATAAAAGACCTTATATTTCGGTGTATAAACCAATGGCAGGATGGAAAGCCTTACTGGTCTCCTGGTATGCTGGAGAAGATATGTGGGATGTTACAATGACCTCCCCAGTTGCCTTTAAAACAAAAAAAGAAGCTATTGAATATGGTAAAGAATGGGCGGAATCGGAAGGAATAGAATTTAAATTATAAAAATATAGGAATTATAGAAGCGTATGTTTTATAATCTACAAAAAATAGACAGCATAGGGCCACTATTCAACGCTCTCGAAAAAACAATCGGGATACCCCAAGATAAAGAGCATCATCCAGAAGGGGATGTATTTACACATTCACTTCAAGTTATGGAATTTGCCTTTAGAGAGTCCCGAGATATTGATCTTATTCTTGCTGCGATGCTTCATGATATCGGAAAAGTTATCGATACCCACGAACACGATAAATATGGACCTAAAATGTTAGAAGGATATATTAGTGAAAAAACCAAATGGCTTATTTCTGAGCATATGCGGTTTTGGTATTTTATTTTAGGAGATATGAAAAAAATAAGTAAGGTACACGACCTATACAAAAACGAATGGCTACCGGATTTATGTATGTTGGTTAGATGGGATAAAGCCGGGAGAAACCCCAATAAAAAAATAACGTATGATAGAATAAAGATAATAAGCCGTTTGAAAGTCTTAGTATGCCCTATATGCGGTTCTATATGGAATGGAATTAGGTGTTCCAACCCTGATTGTGATTATTGGTGTTACTACTAAAAATAATCTTACAATTAATTGTAACGAATAAGGTGCGGCACCGAAACCGCACCTTTTTATTTGGCTTTTTTCACAATCACTATTACTTCGCGTGGTTTACCATTTTTGGGCTTATGTAGTATTTTATATTTTTTCATTTGGTCCCCTCGATATTTATATATACTTCTGTAAAACGCTTAATTAAATCATCTACAAACCCATTCATATTGCGTAAACTTTTAAGTTCATGTCTTGTTATCATTTCCCGTTGTCTAAAAGAATTTTTAGAGCTTATCTCCCACGATAACGTAATCAAAATGACATTATCAAGGTCTCCAACCGCAAATTCAACATACGGGGAACCAGGAACCGATTTATGTATCTTTTGCATAATATCCGTTGTCCACAACATAATTTAATCCTCGTAATCTTATAGGCAACTCCAGATAAATCCAATTAATATAGGTATAATATCCGGATCACCCCGCAAAAATTCTTTATATCGATAATATTCAGCAAGATCATATTTATCTAAATTACACCGTGCTTCTTCATCTAAAGAAGAAAGGTTATACATAATTTTAATCCTCTTTAGCTTCCCAATACTGTGTTATTAACGGTATCTTTGCTTCTGGAATAAGATCTCCTGGCCATACCGGGTCAAAAGATTCGTGTTCAAAAACAAAGAAAAATACTCTACGTTGTGTATCAAAATGCCCAGTCTCAATTAAAACAGCATCTTTTGGTATTTCGCTCTTTATACTCAATGTAAACTTATTATTTTCAGAATCCTTTAAACATAAAATAGCAATACATTCGGGAGACACCCGCACCATTTTTAATCTTCTCGCTTCAAACATCACAATTACCTCTTTACAATATTTCTTTTGCTACCAAGTTATAAGCCGCTACTTTTCTCAAAGTATGTTCTATAGCCATACCCATTCCAGGCAATTTTTCCATTTGTTCTAATAATAAAGCATAATTTTTTGCGACTTCGGTGCAATAAATAGATACCTTTTTTCTTTCTTCTATTGTCAATGTTTCAATCATTTTAAATAGTTCTCCCTCTTATATGAGATATTCTTGTTATTCCACGTCTCCCGCGACGTGTACCTTTTTCAAGTTCTGATTGATTTTTAACTCTACCTATTTCGGTCATTTGTTTTTTCTGGTCCTCCCGCAATCTTTCATATTCATCTAAAGTTTTATCCCACTCAGATCTTGGTTTTGGAGGCGGAGCATCATTATCTTCTATAAGCACTTCCGTACCATACAGCAACGCTTCTAAATCAATTTCTGACTTTTCAGAACCGGTATACGTTTTTCTCAATAAAAATAGATTCTCCGCGACTCCGCACACCGAATCAGCCACATCTTTTCCTACTATCGTACCGTCGCCTGGATGGTCTACTTTCCCATGTGTCCCACGTTTCCTATCAAGTTCTAAATTACGCAATTCTTCTCTCAATATTGGATGTTGAGGAAATGCTATCCTTGTCTCCCGCAATGAGTTTTTAAAGTTCATGTAAGGACCAATTGTTCTATCAAGCGATATTACGCCTGTAGCCACCTCACGAAGTTTCGATAAATTACGTAGTAGTTGTGCGGATTGATATCTATCGCCTGTTACCCACTTTAAAGGTATACCGAGTTTAATAAGCATGAAAAGAATTGTTTGAATCTTTTCAATATCAATATCAGCTTCAACAGTCGGCACAATACGCAATATACCGTCTATTAAAATTATTGGTGCCTTTACACCTTCCTTAACAACAAAGTCCTCAGCACGGGGCGCATAAGGCTGAAAAACGCTATTTTTAGACATAGCTATAACTCGTCCGACTGCAATAACAGCCGCATCGCCAGTAAGCCCAATATCAATATGTGCTGTAAAAGAAGGTTGTCTTTTTATAAACTTTTCAGAGAACCCCGTGGTAAGTATTTTTTTAAGATAATCTTTGTTCACCAGTTCTTTTAAATGTTCTTCGTCATACTTTGACAAATCAATGCCAACATGATTCACGAATAACTGATCTTGCCCTTCGGTAATTGTTTCAAATAACTTCTCGGCGCGAGTTATCCAGTCTATAGAAGGAATAAACCTATTCTTACGTGCTCTCGGCACCCCGGCAATATCACGTAACGCATCGTCTATACTATCTCTAAAGTCTTTTTTATATTCAATAGGTACTTCGATTATTTTATTATCTGGTATATCGTCTAATTCTGATTCATCTTTTATTATCCTCGCCGCTTCATACTCACTACCAAGATACACCTTAAACATTTCCCCGCAATACTTTTTCGGGTCCAACGTGCCATCTGATAATCGGTGGGAATCCCATTGAGGTATACTAAAAACATATATTGTTTTATCGTCTTTAGCTTCTTCGGCTTTAGTAGATGTAAAGTCACCAGGATAGTTGGCGGACGACACAAGATACAGTTTACCTGGAAGATGACCACCACGTTCAACAAACCGAGATTTCATACGTCGTAACATAGTGGTATACAGCTTCATGGCTTTATCGCCTTTTTCTTCTCCACGAAGTCTTGCCATAGCCGATCCGCGAGTACTAGCAAAAAAGTTAATCTCGTCAACAATACCGCCTAAGCAGTTAAGACTTAACACAGAAGTTTCACTACTCGATACAGCAATAACACTTATGTTTTTAGGAAAAACAAGTTCAGATTTAATCTTCGGATCAAACATAAAATTTTGCTGAAAAAACTTACAGGCACCTATCTTTTCCCGAAGCGGATTTAAAATAGCCTTCTTTGCAAGATCATGTGTTACAGATTGCAATATGAATACAATACTGCTTCCGGGAGCAAGACCAAACTCTACTTGTGGATTCTCGTAACAAGACAATTTAAATAAATCATACCATAATGACACTTCCGCAAAGAAGTTCTTACCCGCTCCAATCGAGCCGCCCAACACAGCTTCGATATACGTTGGATTTCTATGTAATACTTTTAACTCCCGCAATATCGTGGGACGCACTACATCCGCATAATCAGCATATTCATTGGAACAAATAAATTCCTCTATATCAACTATAGGTCGTATAAGCCCCCGTCCACGAATTAAATATTCCGGATCTTTTCGCTCGAAAGCCTTTTTCCAGTTATCAAAAAAATAGTATACCTTATCCAGCCCGTAAAACTTCTTACCATCTCGCTCGATAGGCTCTACTGACATTGCAATTGATTGTAAGAGGTCTTGCAAATCTGTCTGAGTTTTACAATCGCTATCATCACACAACTCATCCGCAATTTGAGAAAAAACATGAGCGAGAGAAGCCTCCGGAATAAAGATTTTATGACCTCTCTCAAGAACAAGGGATTGAATACTGCCTATCGTATCTACACTTATTTTTTTAATCATTTAACTCGCATCCTAAGTCCTATTCCCTTTCTATCGCATCGAAGCTGTTTAATAAAATAAAAAGGCTTAGGATTATATTTAGGTTTAAACGATATTTTTTTGGGAGGTTCCCGCAATACCAATTGAGCAGCATATCTATTAGCTTTTTTTAAGTTATCTAATAATAACTGCTCTTCATTATAATATACAGAATAAATACTATCATGACGTACATAAACATCTGTCTGAAAATTTAAATATAAAGGAACTGTATTTCGACGACACGAACAAGACTGTGTACAATTATCACATGTACAGGCTGTTGGACAATCGTAAGTAGAACTATTACCTGTAGCATCACTATAAGTCGGTGTGGTGTATGTTATCATTTTTCTTTAGAAGCAAGTCTTTGAAGTCTGTCTATCTCGGCAGCAATTAAAGCTCCCGCCTTTTCAAGTTCACGTATTCTGTTATCGGGAGTAGGTTTCCACCAAGTCAAACTCCAATAATAAGGAAAAAGAACTACTCTATTAATAATTATACCGTCATCTGATGTAGTAACTACATCTGGTATTGCGTAAGCGGCAGCGGCTTGAGCAAGTTCTCCGTTTTCGTGACTATCATCATATTCATCATTCCATCCTTCTTCTTCAATTTGTCGTAGTCTTTCTTCGGCTATTCTTTCAACACCGGTTTTCATAGCTTCTCCTTATTTTAAACAAAAATTACCAGTTTATTGTACCAATCATAAACCTCTCGCCACACGTCAGACATTCTTCTTTCAAGTTAATACCTCATCCGGATGACACAATTTATACGAAGTCCTCGACCAATCCGGGGTTAATAATTTTCAGCCTCTTCTCTGGTCACAAAAAAGTGAATACCATGAGAGCATTCGACTCTTGGGTCTGAATCATAGCTATCTGGTCTCACGATTTTTCCTATTTCATAAACCGTGGTTTTGTCATACTTTCCGGTAACGGTTTTAATTTGTTTTTGATTTTGGTCTCTGATATCAACGACTATTGCAAATTCGGCTCGACACTTTCTGCTCCCGATACTGCTGGTTCTTCTTGCCCATGCCGGTATTTTTAGTTCGACTACGCAACCGGATGCTTTTTTCCATGCTGTAAAAGAGCCGTTTTTTGGACATATTTGGAAATGTAAGTTTTTACATCCGCTAAGGTCCGCCTCGCGAAGGTCCGCATCGTAAAGGTCCGCCTCGCGAAGGTCCGCCTCGCTAAGGTCCGCCCCGCGAAGGTTCGCTTGGTTTGATTCGAAAAGTACTTTTTTGTTTTTGTCTAAAATTCTCAAACCATCCTCCTTTAAAAAGCCCCCGGCCGATCCGGGGGCCGCCGCCTCGGACTCTCTGATCTTCTGCGGCTAAATAGATTTTAAGCATTTTTGACACGTAGGAAGTTCATCGCTTTTGAAAGATTTATTTGGTGGCACATCAATTGAACACTTTGTCCAAACAAGATAGTTTTGCTGGTCTGGGGTGGCGTGCCCCCCTTCACAAATATGGATAATCCCGTTTTCATCTTCGTATAAATGATTCTTCATACGTGCTTCTCCTTTTGTTTTGGCCCGGCCATCAGACTCTTCTGGCTCTCTTTCCTCTGTGACTAAATTAGCTTTTAATACCATCACGTTTGCATTGCTCATTTTGATACAGTTACCACACCAATAGAATGGTATTTGTCCAACTATTGGGGTGTACAAGCAACCACACGATCTGCATTTTCTTGTTCGGTACATTATAGCCTCTGTTTTGTTTTTGACCCGGCCAGCGCACAGCCACTAAACCCATTCAAGCGCATACCCATGCCCGCCCTTTCGGGGGCCGGGCCAATATTAATTAATCAGGAATATTAACCCATTCTATGGGCGTACTAAATCGACCACAACATTCACATCTCCACGCACGTATATGTTGTTGAGGCTCACCCAAATTTCCGTATCTGTACTCCCCAGAACAAATAATACCACCACTAAATTTAAGTAGGTATATCCTACCATTCTTGGGAGGCTCTCCCTTTTTCCACTCTATCTTAAACATCTCCTTATTTTCTCCTATTAGCACTTCTAGATTTTTTTGCTGTCTTGTTTCTTTCTTTTCTAACTTTACGATATTTATCGGTTATTTTAGCGTTCCAACTACCTATATGTTTTTTCACTTATTTTATTCCCCCAAAGTATTTATCATTAAAACCATTCCAACAAAGAAGAAAACTGTCCAATAAAACAGAACAAGCCTCGGCTATTCCAGACAAAGCACCTACTATTACACCTAAAACTATTACGGGCGGTATTATAAATCCCAAAAATAAAAGTAATGTAATAGTTCTTCGTAACCAAACTATTTTTACTTCATATAGAGGTTTTGCTTTCATGTTTATATACCCCTATTAAGTATCGTATATAAAATGTTCGCATAAAGAAGCTATTAGATAAGCTACAGCAGTAACAAACCAACCTGTAGCAACTAACACAAGCAGAAAAATGGTATCATAAATATAGGATACTTCTTTAGGCATCGCCCGACCTCTATCCTGAGCTTTCTTCTTAAGGTCCTCAGTACAACACATAAGAATAGAAGAAAATAAAGTTAACCAAATCCAAAATAAAACAATATTGGTAGCCCACTTAGCGCCTTTAAAAAACCCAAAATAAATCATAAACCCCATACCACCATTCAATAACAACCACCGTATTTTTCGTTTCATAAACCCCTCCCGCGCATAAAAATCGCCCTATATTTGTCTATGTCTCAAATCATTGGCAATTCGTATAGACTCACTAACCCTATCGCGTATATCAATCTCCCACACCGGTACAAACAAAGCAACATCACCATAAAAAAGTTTTGCAACAGGTGAATTATCTTCAAAAACAAGTTCTACTTCATTGCAATAAATATCCCACTGTATTTTTTCATCAATGATTTGAACTACAAAAGCTTTTGTGCGTTCCTCATTATAAAGTACCAAAATGTCCGAATACAATGACCCTGCGCGTAATTTCATAAACCCCTACCTCTCATAAAAACAAATACAAGACTTATATAACATATTCAAAAACCATCTTATTATTTTAATAGTAATTTCCCACACACTTTAATTAGTATTTTGTACTTGTTCTTTTTCTTCTTCCATCTCAACGAGTTCAAACATCCCTGGCTTTGTTTGTAACAATGTAAGCACTCTATCGGTAGCATCCACCATAGTTTTAGTTCCTACCGTTTGTTCTATTCGTTTCTGAGTAGCGTCAAACGACTGCCTTAATCCCATACTTATTTCAATAGGCTGTCGCTTATGCACCCCCAACTCAATTTGATACTTCATATATGTGCCAAGCATCACGTTAATGGCATTAAATTCTTTATATACCCAACTATCACGCACCCCCGATTCGTCTTCTTTAGCCATCGCCACTTCAATACGCTTTTTCTGCTTCAAAATCATATCAGATAGCGTAACAAGCCCATCCACCTTTTCAGTTATTTTTTCAACTATCTCGGCTTTTTTCTGGCTCCACTCTTTTAACTCGGGAATACTTTCTGCTACGCCTATCATTCCGAATATGCGCCGCTCATAGAACATAATAGCCCTAGCAACTTGCCATTGAGAATAATCTTTTAAAACTCCCCACTCCTCCTGTAAGAGTTTAGCCAGACCTTCGTAATTTGCTTTTCCTTTTTTATGATAATGACTCAGTTTTCCCCAAAGTTCTAAAAGCTGAGAATCACTTAACGCTTTTCCGACAAGAGAAATAGTTTGGGCTTTTCGCCCATCAGGCAAATAATAAGTGGCTCTACGAAGCGAATACAAAAGAGAACTCTTTGCGGCATCATCAACAGCCTCTTGACTTACTTTGCCATCCACCGCAAGCTGTTTTATATCTTCCAGTGTTAATGTTTTTTTCTGCTTTTTTATTCGCTTCATTTTTCATACTCCTTATATTTAAAAATTCTCCCTCCAATCTATAAAAATAATTTATATAGAAATCCCTTTCGCCTTTATAATATCCATTGCTTGTTCATTAGTAAACCCAACTTCAAGTAAAGAATCATATTTTGCTTTTAAAACTTTCGCAAACAATAGTTGATGCGAAATAAGTCTTATGGCTTCTTGCGCCGCATCAGCGGAATACTCTGAAAGACTTTGCTCTCTTTCCATTAAAAAACCTCCTTATAGATCATCTTTTAATTTAAATATGAACAACCTTTCTTCATATTTTACAACAATAAAAGGGATATTTAATTGTTTAAAATGCTCCCGCCATGAATCAAGAATCCCCATATCTTTTTTTGAATTGTACTTTATATAACTTACAACTTCGACAAGACGATCAAGTGCTGCTGTTAAACATTCTTTTTCTCGATATGACAAACTACTGATTACTGATTCTTTGTTTATAAGCATCTATACCCATCCTTTTAATTTAAGCCCATTTCTTCTTCTATCCACCTGCCAACCTCATCCAAAATAATAACCACCATTTTTGAGAACAATACTTTCTGATCAATATCAGATAATAACGTATCTAAAAAATTAATGTACTCCGTTGTCCAAAAAGATATATCTTCTTTAGTAGATTTTTCTATATACGTTCTAAGCCATAAAACCGAAGCTTGTTGTACGGTTATATGAAGTCGCTTTGCTATTTTTTCAATAACCTGTCTCCCGACAAGCCATGGAGTACACGAATTCCAATCAATTTTATTTTTCGATGCCCAATCAATCGGTTTACTTTTACCTTTAGGAATAGCTATTGTTTCAATATTTGGCTCAGTAGCGTATAAAAGCATTCCGCAAACTATTAAATTTGCCTCTCTCCCATTATATTTCGGCAATAGTTTCGACAATGCTTTTATAGTAGCTATTCTTTTATCTGGATATTCTAATTTCTTAGAATCAACATACCGAAGCATGGATTCTGTTATTTTTTTATACTTTTTCTCTCGTTGCATTACAATTAATTGCGAAGCAGCAGCAAGCTGTCTTGTTTTTAACTTACTATTTATGGGTTTTTTATAATTTCTTATAGCGAGAGAAGACAAAGCATAAGCCGATCTATCGGCCCCGGTAAAATATACAATACTACGTAAAAAATGTTCAAAGTTTTTTCGCTCTTTAATCGGTATGGATGTTTCAACTAAGGACTGAGCATCTTGCCAACATTCACTTAAAGCAAAAATATATAGATCATCACCGCTTATAATCTGAGGACAATTAAGAGCATATAACCTATTCAAATTCTCGTTAACCATCGCCCCTGCCTGTCTTCGTATTCCTATTTTGATACCTTCTCTAAGCACAGCCGTTGAAACATCCATCCGATTCCCTCCCCCCAATCAATACAACACCAAGTTATCAGTCTCCCAAAATAGCATCAATTTCATCTTCTTCGGTTTCTTCAACGCCAGTAGCCTCTTCCAGTTTTGCACGGAGAGCTTCTACTTGTTCTTCAATATCACCGTCAGCATCAATATCAAACCCTTGGATATCCCACTCCTCAATGAACACAGCAAGTTTTTCAAAATCATCTACCGCATCAAGTTCATCAGACCAATTGGATTCAATAGTTTCTTCAGCACTAATAGCAGCAATAATATTCTTTTTCACGTCATCCAGCTTATCTTTCTTTCCAACAACTACATCAATACCATTATCTTTGATAAACTTCTTAGCATCTTTAAGAGATTTCAGATTATTCACATCTTCCTCAGAAATATATTCAACATCTTCCTCAGAAGTACCTGTTACTTCAGCTTCAATCGGAGCTGCTATTTCAGTTTCATTGGCTACGACCAACTCAGCCCCATACACCTTTTTCGCGTAATCTATCAAAGATTGCAACGTAGGGGGATTTGTACCATCATTTGCTTGCGACCATTCAAGACAAATATGCTCAAGAGCCATAACCGTATTACTACTGTTGATAAGCATCTTGGCTTCTTCAATGGCTGCATTTATTACATTAGCTTCTTCGGTACTCATTGTAAGATTAAGTTTTTGCTCACCAGCTCCATCAATTCTTGCTCCAGGCCGCGCCGTACCATCTTTTATTCTACGATCTTTCATCTCCTTAATAAGTTTTTGAGTCGGGGTCTTTTCCGCAAGATTAAGCAATTCATCTTTATTCTCGGAAGTCATGGAGCCAACGACCTCTCTAACACGAGTCCACCCGATTTTCTCAATACGCTTTTTATCGAGGCTAAGTTCTTGAGCGCGTTTATAAATACGCACAAGAGACTCGGCCTTACTGGGATGCGTCTGAAGTTCTTCTTGGGCATATTTTTTAAAATCATCATATCCCCAATCAAGGAAAAATTCTTTATCGTATGCCTCAGTGAGTAACGAAGCAAGTTTCACATACCCGCCCTCAATATCCTGCTTTGCGTCAAGAATCTGAGCACGAACCTCGGCACTACGACCAGTTGGCGCCGGTCGTTTTGCAACAGCTTTCGTTTCTTCTTTTTTCTGCGCAACCGGTTTTGCAGCCTTTTTCGGCTCTTCTTTCTTAGACACCGTTTTTGTAGCCTTTTTTGTTTCTTCCTTCTTACTCTTTCCTTTACCTTTACCTTTTCTAATTGCCATTCTACTTTCCCCCTCTGACTTTTTTAATTAGTTTTTTAGCAGCAACCCTGCGTGTAGATGAAGTTGATTTCTGGGTAACACTCTTTTTTTCTCCTGCCGAAACCGGGGTCGCACGTTCCTTACAAAAAGCCCTAATAACTTCTATCTTTTCGCGGTCCCGCTTCGACATAGGAATTACATTTTCAATTGCGGTCAACAAATCTTGAGTTGTAAATTCTCGGCCATTATCGGCAAAGGCATCAAACATAGCTTCCTCTACCACATACTCTATCTCGGCCCCAACAAACCCAACACTCTTTGCAGCTATGGTTCTAATATCATATTTCTTTGGATCTCTTTTTCGTTTTTTAATATGTATTCGATATATTTCCTCCCTTCCTTGTTGTCCCGGCAAATCAGTTGCAAAAACTTTATCGAAACGTCCAGCCCGATATAATTCTGCCGGTAAAAGTTCTACATTATTTACAGTCGCTACAATAAAAGACATAGTGGACCGTTCTTGCATCCATGTCAATATTGTTCCAAGAACCCTTGAGCCGACGCCAGAATCTCCGCCGCTATTAACACCTGCGAATCCCTTTTCAAGTTCATCAAAATGAACAACAACCGGAGAAATAGCCTCTATGGTTCTTAGAGCGTTTCGTACTGATAGCTCCGAATTATGAGCAATTATTCCATTAGATACGAATTTTTCAGTACCATCAACTGATAAATCATAAGAATATTTATCAGCACTATCCAAGTGTTCAACAGAAACTATATTATCCCACATTATTGAATATCTACTTCGTTTTGAAAATTTACCAGGAATTCTTTCGTATTTTGCAATGTTCTTTTTAATTTTTTCATTTTTATGTTTCTGTGCAAAACCTATATTTTTAATAAATTTTACATGATCAGAGACTCTACTTATGGTTATTCTCCACGAATCATGGTAGTTACAGACCTTACCTCGTATTTTTTTTAAGGGGTTTGCTTTTCTATAAGATATATTCGCCACAATACCAAAACGTCTAAGAAGCATAGCAACATCCATAATGAGATTATAGCTTATAGATTCAACTTCTATGTTATGTCCATTTACGCTACCATCACCACTAAAATATCCAGACAATATTTTAGCAACTATATTAGAAGGCATACCCAAAGCCCATTCTGGCATTCTTTTTTTGGTAGACACAGAAGATTTATCAGCAATACACAAAAAATTAAACAATTTAACTAAATCTTGCCTTCCATTAACAGTGTAATCTATACCCACATAACGACCGTTATACCATTTTTTAGTGTTACAAGTTTGGCCTAACGATTTTACAAATGATACAATCTCTGGTTCCTTTATCGAACAACAAAGTCTAAGAGCATTGCCATTAAAACAACCATCCGCCATCCAAAGACCTATTAAAAAAGCTATGTCTTCCGTTATCTCTGCTTTAAACCCACGACGCTCTATTATAGCAGGACGTTTATGCCTATCACATATAATATGTTTAGATATAGCAATTTTATCACCTATTTTTAAATCTTTAGCCTCAGCAGGAATTAATTTCCCACCTTCATGATCTGGCTTTCCTTTAATTTCATTAAAATATGTTGATTTTATCTTACTTGGGTTTCTTTTAAATAACGAATGGCCTTCTGTAACCACCAAAGAATACCCTAATTCAGTTGTAATTTTAATAAACTGTTCTTTTCTATTATGGCGTAATACAGCGTTAATCTTAGACCATTTAAACCCACCATGATCGGTATAAGATAAAGTATACCCTGTAGCATTAATTTGATATGCTCGTCTAATAGATAATCTTTTAACATTAAAACCATCTGTGTTAGAAGCAATATAGATTTCAGATTCCCCGTGGATTGATTCTCCGACATATTTTTTGAACAGACTTCCTATATCAAATCGAATAAGAGGAAGACCCAAATAACCAGCTATCGCCTTACTTACCAGACTCTTACCAGTTCCAGGAATACCCAACAATAGTAATCCTTTAGGAATAGGTAAGCCATACTCAACTGCGGAATCATTAAATATGTTTTTTCTTTTTTCTACCCATTTTTTTAAATTATCGGCATCGCCAACGTCTGACATTTTTTCTTTAGAAGGAAACCATTCCAAAACGTCGCTCTTTTTTACAGCTCTAGCTTTCTCTTGCTGAATAAGCTGAATATCAATGTCATTACTCTCCGTCATCGACAACGCTAAAGCATTTTCAGCCTCAAGTTCTGTCATACCTATAGCCGCTTCCGCCGCTTTCTTTATACGATCGTTTATATCTCCCTTTACATCAAGCACCCCACTATAAGATTCAACCAGATCCTTATATAATACTTGTAACCGGTCCCGGTCTGGCAATCTAAAATCAAGTTCTGTAACTATTGCTCTAAGTTCATCCGGGACATCACCCAACGGCCCCACAAGAATAATATGAGAACCTTGCTTCCTTAATGTAGTAGCTGCGTCTTTTAAGGACTGGATTACCAATGGATTATCGAGGTACTTACGAACATTTAAAAATATACCTACGGTAGGGGTATCTCTCGTGACCGATTTAAAAGTTATAAAAGCGTGTCTTAAGTCCTTTGTGTCCCCGCCAATCTTAATAGTATCTGGTAAGACCGACCCTGGGGGTAGCCCATCAGACGATATTTGGATGCCATCGATGCATGTCCATTTAAAAATAGCATACGGAGTACTATCCGAAAATTCATTCGCTTCGATACATGAACTTTTAATATAATCTATTACTCGATCATCTTCAGTGGATTGAAATGAAAGGCAGGGGAAACCCGCCAATAAATAACTCGAAAGAGGGGGTGCTTCAGAGTTCACAATAAGTGCCTCCTGTAAATAGGGAATAAAGTGTATTCGAGCGAGATTCAATATGTATTATAGTAGGGAAAATACATTAGGAAATTTCATATGTCAAGAAAAAATTGGAAAAAAATGGTGGCTATGTTTTTCATAATCTCTTTGTGGTATAGCCACTTCGCTCTTTTACCACTTTTACAACCTCTTGCTCGTACTTGTATAATTTTGACGGGTCCGAGAAACATGCGTCAACCACCTTGGCAACCGAAAAGGCATCAGCCACGTCATCGTTTTCAAACTGGATGTCGTATTTAGTGTATACCGATAAAAGCATTACGTTTTTCTCAACGCCCTTGCCCTTACCGGTAATAAACTTTTTAAGCGTCTGGGGAGGCACCTTAAAAGGGAGTCTACCGGTTTTAGACCATAACAACTGTTTCACCAATCCAGCAAGTTCAACACGTTCAAATATTTTCCCGGAGCGAGAATTTAAAGCATAATCCTCAAGACCCCAATATAAATCAGTCAATTCAACATTAAAAGCAATTGCCATTTTTTTAACATTTTTAACAATAGCCCCCGCAATATATTTTATACGCTCTTCCGGAGCCTCAAAATCTTTAAGCTTAGACGCTACTTGCGCTACCGAATATCTATTATCCCGAACAATAGCGATACCAGTTCTGGTCAATGATATATCAATTCCTACTGCTGTAATTCCCATTTTAACACCCACCCGCTACACAATACGGTTTAACGTTACAATTAATTGCGCGGTAATTTGACCACTTCGCCCCCAAACACTCACTTACCGGGTCCGGAAGAGACTTAATTGTTTTTGTTTTAGGATCATATGAATCTCTATAAAGTATTACACGACCTACAATATCTTCAACAATCGCTTTTTGTTTTTTAATGGTAAATATTTTTACGGGATAATTCTGTCTCCCGGCATGTCCTTTTGAAAAATAATAAATATACGCCTCATCGCTATTAAACGGAATCTCCCAATGTTCTTGCTTAGAAATTATTTCACTCAAAAGCATATATCCGTTTACCTGATACACATGGTCCGCAATGGGCGCTACAAGATCCTTAAAAGCGTCTTTATCTATCGTTTTTATTTCACCCACAATTAAATGTTTTTTAGTTGTTGGAGACATTACGTAGGCATCAGGGTGGGCAGTAAGCCACTTTATGTATAAAAACTTTTCTTCATACCGAATGGCATTATGATTAGCGCCGCAAACAGTACATTCCGGAGGTTTAGGCATTAGTTGCTTATTTAAAATGGTGTTACAAGCAAGACACTTCCACCGACCGTATATTTTATCGCCAAGATATCGTGGATGGTTTTGTACTACACGATGTAACTCATTACCAATATCATAAATAACAGAACCATTGGCATCAACATACTCATACTTGTGCATTCCAAGTTTATGCCCAAGAATAATCTCCCGCAAACAAGTCTTATTTAAGCTGCTCATCCTAGGAACAGTATATTTTTTCTGGATTCGTTGTTCTAAATTAAAAAAAGAAAGGGCCAAAGCCCTTGTGTCCTCAAAAGAATCTAGGATTGTACTCATATCCGCCCTTCCTTAACAATCTACACAAACTATCAGGCACCACGATAACTATATCAGTTCCAATCTCATCAGCAATACTCCGCATCTTCTGTTTAGAACCAGATCTCCACAACCCCTTTACCTCAATGAGTTTGTTAGAAGTAAGGATTTTAAAATCGGGGACCCAACGATCCCCATTTTGAAGACGAATAGCACAAGGTTCATAGACAAAGCGAATACCGGCTTTTTTAAGCATCCACGCAAATTTTACTTCGTATTGTGACCGATACTCGTTCTTTTGAGTTTTTCTAAATCGATTAGGGAAAGGAACTTCGACAACACGACTTGTATACTCGGAGTCAGACACGGGGAAGGTGATACAATCAATCAAACACTTTAGCGAACAAAAAAGAGGGTAATCGGGATGATCATACTTACTATACCGCATCTGATGAGAACATACAGAACATATCATTCAGAAACCTTTTGACTATCCAGTTGTTTTAAATACGCTACTTTTGCTGCTTTTATCGTAGCAAAATAAATCGCAGTTCTTAATTTGACATTATTTTCCAAAGTATCCGTAACGTCCTTTAAAGTTTTGTATTTGTTTTTTCCAATCTCCCATCCACCAGCAATGTTCTGAAGCACACCATGCATTTTGGCATACTTCAAAAGAACTTTATCTTCTATAACATACCCAATGGGTTTTTCAAAGCCCGGAGTTGAAACAAAACTATACTCACTTGTTTTACTTAGAATAATAACTTTATTTTTATTTACAGATGTTGATGTTTTATGGATATACGGCAACCCTGTTTCTTTATCAAAATATTTATCTTTTTCTTCGGGGGCTAACCCCCTGGCCCCAAGACGAATACTAAGAGAATAAGCAAATTTAGCCGCCATACCGGAGGGCTGATCTTCATTATTGGCAAACTTAGAGGCATTTCCGCCCATAGCTTTACGAGCCTGATTGAGAAACACAGCAGCTATGGCATGATTTTTTTTACGTTCTGATATAAGCCTTTGCGTAACTTTTCGAAACATTTTTGCAACGAGCCTCGGTTGTGCCGGATACCCCGCTTCCTCCGCCGCAGCTTCAAGCTCGGAAGACGGTTCTAAAAAAGCAAGAGTATCTACAACCATAAGTCCACAATCCTCGGCCATGCATATTTCTTCCGCAATATTTACCGCAGATTCCCCGGTTTCTGGTTGCACGTAATAATAATCTTCATCGGTTAATCCTATATGATCAGCCCACACCTTATCGAAAGAACCTTCTATATCAACAAGTACCGCTCTTTTTTTAAGTTTCTTTCCACAAGTACAAATAATTAACGGTTTAAAACATGAATAACAAAAACTGGCAGCGGACTTCATAAGATATGTTGCAAGGGTACTCTTGCCTGCGCTCGGCGCGCCCCACAGACAAGAAGAACGATTTGTCGGGACACCTCCCCCGGTACTATAATCGACTGCAAATATACCAAACGGAATCCTAGGACAATCTCTCGATACGTCAGCACCAGAAACAAACGTACCATCTCCATACTTCTTATTATATTTTTGTTGGAGTGTATCAAGAGTAACGGTAGTAACTTTTGCAGCCATTTACATCCCTCCCAAAAGGTGTCCCGACAAAATAAAATAAAAAAATTAATGCAACGGAAATGCACTCACAACTATCTCAGGTTCCAAATACACCGGTCTCGTTTTATTTGTTACAGGATCAATCATTATCAACCACGTTGCAGAAGATGACGATGTCATAAACAACCCATGCGGATCAGCTTGAGGCAATACTTGCACCTCCCCCTCATCATTAAGTTTACTTATAACACCACCCTCTTGTTCAGCATCATAAATACGAAAAGGATTGGTATATTGAGCAGAAAAAGGAATACCGTACCCAATACACTTACCTATAAAAACTAACTTACCTTGATAATCTGATTTTATATAAGCATAACAAATCAAATCTTCTTGGTCGCACAACTCGTAAATCATTTTCAACAATTTAAGCTGCTGATAATTTTTAATATTCGGCATACCAATCTGTCTTAGTGCCTCAGCCAACGATTGTCTTGTTTGCATAGCTTGCATAGCATCGGAACTACTTTGTTGCGGAGCCCCTCGATAATTAAGGTCATCACAAGCCGCCATACCAACTATAAGCAAAACTAAAACTATAAAAAGAAATCTTCGCATAATTAATACCCCCTCATTTCACTAAGAAAATTTTGCAGTTGCATAGACTGAAGTTTAGTAACATCTACTTCAGAAAAACGCATCTGAATAGTCGCTTTAAGTGCAGCCCTCCCAGAAGCATCTGCTGTCTGATATTCGAGATAGTATTTCCCAAGCTCTTGCTGAACTCCGTGCAGATAAGATTTTGTATTCTCAAATACCTGCCTATCTATATCTGCATGACGAGGAGCAAAAAAATTCTTGTACTCTAACCCGAATAATCCAAACCCAAAAGTCATTAAAGACAACAATAAGCCTATTCCAAGCAAACTAAAACAAATATACCAAAAAACTTTCATTGTATTTTATCTCGCTATAATTCGTCAACAAGTTTATTAAGATCATCAATACTCATATTACGAAACCCCAGAACGAGACACAAAATGAGCAGGTAAAACATAATGAAAATGTTGCCACTCCTTAACTTTGCCCTCTACCGACCGCTCATGGTTAAAATCAGTTCCAATAACACGTTCTTTTGTAGCAAACACGTCCACTATTGGAGCATCTTTCACATAAGAGGCTAAAGCGTCCACTACTGTTTGATAATTTTTATTATAACTTTTAAAATCCCATATACTTACTACCCGCAATTCTTCGATAGTAACCACATTACCAAAAGTCTTTATAAAATGACGACAACACGAACAATCATATTCTCTGCGCTCCCGAAAAACCTCATTCGTACCGGGGGGAAAACTATCAAGATACAGATTCCACAAAACATCTTTGTCTATATCAGTAACAAACAACATAGACTTTCCAATTAACATTTTAGAGATATGTTCCTGCATCTCTAATTTAAACTTTAAAAAATCCATTTATTATCTCCCTCCATAAAAAGTAAAATAGTGTGTGAGACGATCGGACAGGAATTGTAAGACATCCATAAGGCTTGTTTCCACCCACCATCCGGTATATTTGCAACACCTTTCGGATTAGCTTTCCACCGGCATCTTCCCACGTCCCACACACTATTTTTAATTAGTTACTCATCAAGAAAATCACCGATATCACCGTCTTCGCCACCTTCCGCTTCTCCCTCACCTTCTTCTCCACCTTCTTCGCCTTCTTCTTCAGCACCAAGTTCTTCAAGTTCGGCATTCAGTTTTTCATCGCACCATTCGCCGTATTTGGCGTATACCTTGTCCAAGTCTTCCGGTTTAGACAAACGAACAGGCACATCAACACCTACATTGATCTTATGCCATTCCCCGTCTTCCACTTCAATGCTAACACCTTTTGTAATGCGAAGCATAGCCATAGGAACGGCTGTTGTAACAGGCTCTACCGATTTTGTGGTCGTAACAGCGGGTTTGTCCGTTTTAGCGGTAGCCGCAACTTCATTAGCTTTTCTTTGCTTTTTTAACACCATCTTTCCTCCAATTCATTTTAACATAACTTTTAACAGCAATTTTCTGCCTTCGGTCCATTTTGTTATAACCTTTGTACTTTTCCATCAACACAATTTGATGTGGGGTAAACCATCGCCATCCTCTACCATGCTTTTCTTTCAATGTTTCAGGCACAACCCCACTATCACACCAACGCCTTAATGTAGCAAGACTCACTTCTGCTGCTTTGGCTGCATAAGATGCGGAACAATAAAGCTGCCCATTTATCTCTACAACCTGAGAGCCAAGATCAGTGCTCTCCCCAATTTGATATACTTTAGTTCCCTCCTGTTTTTTCTTTTTTGCGTAATACAACCTTGCCTTTTGACGCATACGCTCTCTGTACTCAGGGTCTTTTTTATAGCGATCCCGTTTTTTCTTGAGAAGATCTTTTTTATTCTCCTCCCAATACCTGCTGTTATAAGTGCGATCTTCGTTCATATACACCTCCTACAGATACACGGTGTCCGCGCTCATTAGCTTATAATCCTTCATGCGCGATTGAAACATACGTTCACAATCAGGAAACGTATCGACAAGATCATACACAACAGGTGGCTTTTTATTCTCTGCTATACGCCGAATCCTACCCACAATTTGAATTACATTACTTCTTGGAGTACCCATTACAAGCAATGAAAGATTTGGGGCATCTGTCCCAAGGTCCATAGCCCCATAGGTAGCCAACACAATTGATTTCTGTGTGATAATCTTTTCTCTATCAGTATCCTTCACACCTCCTTTATAAATACCAATCTCAGTCTCAGCAATGTCATTATCAAGCAAAATCTGCTTAATTGTATCAAGTTGAGATGTGCGATCTGACATCAGCACCGTTTGTCTGTTGTGCTTTACTGATTGTAGTATTACAGCAGCTAACACCTTATTACGCTCATAACATCCAGCCAATAAAGAATTAAGTCTCCCGCGCCTATTAATAACGTTTTTTATATAACGCATCGACGACAATACACCAGACTCTATTCTATATTGTTTTACAAGCACAGTCGGTTTAGGCATATCGTCTTTTGCTTGCCCAATCCATCTCTCTCCGACTGTATACCGGTACACGTCTTCCATACCATCGGTTCTTTTTGGTGTTGCTGTTAATCCTATACGATATTTAGACGGAAAAAGAGAAGAAACTATGCCCAGTTTCTCACTACCAGTGCGGTGCAGTTCATCCAGCACTACTACACCAAAATACGAATACATATCTTTCGGGTATGGTTTTTTGCGAAGAGCAAGTGAATGCATCATACCTATTACGATCTTCTTACCCTTATATTCACATTTATCCTGCTTAATTATACCTATCTCTTCCCGTTTTATATCTGTCAGTGAAGTAATTCTATTAATCCACTGTTGAACAAGATCATCTTTTGGAACAATAACAAGAGCGGTTTTCCCAAGATGACAAATAAACTTAATTCCTACGCATGTTTTTCCTGCGCCTGTTGGCAATACAAGAACAACACCAGTATTACCATTGGCTATGCTCTCCCGGAAAACATCGAGAACTCTTTGCTGCTTTGCATACATAGGATGTTCAGCATCATCCTGCATCGAAAACTTAATGGAATGCCCAAGAGTGGTCTTATCATCCACCGGCGCAATTAATTGTAAGCCGTGATACCTCGGCAGACCAAAGTAACGAATGCCAGACGATGAAGACACAACCTCTTTATACAAAATAGAAGTTGTTCTTCCGCCATCCGGCAATTCGTACTTTGAACGAATAGTAAACTTTTCCTTTAGTTCTGATAGAACTTTTGGGGTAAAGCTATCACACGGAACAAATAAATGTGTGTAACTAAACGCTGTATCTGCCTGTAACTCCATCATCCTTCTTTCCGTGCATTAGTAATTTCAGTAATAAGTTTACGAGCATCTTTTACGCGCTCACTCACACTTGCCATGTAGGTACGAACCCTACGACCCGCCGCAACATTGCCCTCATCAAACTTAACAGCATCCCCTTTCGCAATTTTAAGAACATCAGAAATCTCATCAATAGCAGCTACAACGCTTTCTTCGGCCACGCCTTCCTCGTCTTCAGTTTCTTCTGTTTTTTCAACTTCTTCAACAACAGGCTCAACTTTCTTTTTAACCGGAGCCTTTTTAACTTCCGGCTCCGCCACAACAGCGGATTTTTTCTTAAACTTCTTCATTAAATCTCCCTCCTTCTTTATTATTTTAAGTATTGTTCAAGATCGTCATCAACAGTCCCAAAATTACCGACATCTTCAGACGACCCTATTGGAGGAGGTCCGCCACCTCCTGGTAATAACCTTCTCAATTTCTCCGCAGAAAAAGGTTTAAAAATTTCCATGTAGTCATACGGCTTTAACCATTTTTTAATTTCGTCTTTATTTTTGATATCAGCAGGTACAAAAGACAACAGTTTTTTAATCGGCCAAGGTTCTGCTCGTTTAACCATAAAATCTTCACCAGTAACAGACTCCTTATCGGAAAACCGTTTGAGCCTTACTACTTTGTATTTTAGGCCACCCGCTTCCTTACGCCGATCTTTTAACTTTTCCAACGCTCTGCTTTTCACAACCAACAATCTTTTTTGATTTTGATACACCTTGCCTTTTTTGGACTTAAATTTAGAATGATCTATTACAGTAAAAGCGCACACCGGAGCAGGTTTAAACCCCGCATCACACATCGGACAGTTATCATAATCCGCGAGGCAAGTGTAGCACCAACCAAAACGACCGTTTTTATAGAGATTATGCTCTGTAAAATAGAACCCGGCATCGTCCAAAAATGTTACCAAAATTTCATTTCCTGGCTTAATCCATACTCTGCGCGGAGCGTTATATTCCCGGTCCAGCTCCTCCTGCTTTGCTTTTGCCCTTTGTTCCCCCTCCTTTCCAGTAGCATACCACGCACCTTTCGGAACATCGGTTTCTTCGCTACCATCAGATTTGTTTTCAACTTTAACTTCTTCTTTAGATTTCTTTGATTTTAAACGCTTCAAGTTTGTCACCTCCCTTTTGTGAAATATCCTTACCAAATTTTATCACCCATGACAAGAATAAAAGACAATTCTGCGGGATGAAGTTACTTTTATTAAATTTTCCCTGCTTTTTAGATCTCCAGGATCATTTATTTCATCACCTGCTATTTTCCAATCCAAAACCGACAAAAAACAAACATTTTCTTTGCGTGAAATAAATCTGTCTCGTGACGAATATCCAGCCTCATCCGCATCAAAGCCTAACCATATATTCTGATACTGCAAAGCATCTATTTGTGAATTAATAATAGAACCACAACAGGCAACTACATAAGGGTAGCCAAAATTTCGCACTGTAAGAGCTTCAACAGGCGACTCCACCACTATCACAGGATGTTCGGTAGAGAGTGGAATAGTACCTCCTCCAAAAAAGGCTCCCACTTCTCGTAATCGTGGAAAAACAGTACCAGAAACACCACATAATTTAGAAGTCATAAAAAATAAATCTTTTGTCCACATTTTTCTGGCCTGAATCGCCACTAATTTTCCACTATTTGTTGTAAGCGGAAAAAGCAAATAATCACGCCAAACACGAACACCATAAAAAACAGCGTCTTTTAACCTCGCTTTTCGATATGCGAGATAATCTACTACTTCGGTTTTGGTGTATTTATCAGCTTGTAAAAGAGGGGTAAATTTATACCAAAGATCAATCGGAATTTCTGTTACCTGCGGAGTTTTAACAAAAGGGTCTTTAAATTCAATATTACTATTTATCGGATCATCTAAATTCTCACACTCTGTGAGAATCAAACAAGCATCTTTAAAGTGATAATCGTGATACCATGTTAAAGAATGAACAAGATGTTGCAGACTCCCGGCACCATGTGCAAAGCAATAGTAATAAGATTCAGCATTATCTAAAACCCTAACACCAAAAGAGGGGATTGAATCCCCCCTCTCGTGTTTCCACTTCATCGGGCATGTGCCATTTACCCAAACTTCTGACCCTCTTTCAACTATTTTCGCATCAGCAATACCCAACGACTGACAAAATGAAAGACAGGCATTTGCATTCATACATCACGATTTCACGGTAATACGTGCGTATTCATCGGTAGTTTCGGTGAGAATTTTTTGATTTTTAAGAATAACCTCTCCGAGATATTTTTTGGCATCAGTCAACAAAACCTTCAAACAAGTTGGGATAAGATTCGTTTGTTTGGTTTCTTTCAGATACGCAAGTAACATAACAACATCAGCATCAGATATTTTTTTAGACTTGATTTCAACATACCGATGGTCCTCATCCCCATAAAACAATTTCGTCTTGTTCTTTTTAGCCTCATCCAACAAAAATTTAGTGAGTCGATCCACGGTAGCTTGAGGCGCAGCAATCACCGCTTTATACTTAGCTGTTTGTTTATCAAGTTCAGCTTGTGCTACAATTAATTGTTCGACCTCAGACTGGAATTGGCGATCCACGCTTACTTTTTGGGCCGGAACAGTCTGTTTTGCCGTTGCGATTGTTACAGCTTTTTTAGTTTTAGATTTAATGACTCTTTGCATTGTTACCCTCCTAATTAAATTGAAATTATTAAAATTAATATCGTTAAACCCAAAATAATATGTGTATGATTATTTGTCAAGAAAAATGTGAAAATATTTTTAAATTAAATCGTTATAATCAAACATAGAATCCTGACCGTCATTTTCAATTAAAAGGTCTGATTGATAAATTGTTGTTCTCATCATATTATAAACAATTTCAATGGCTCCGGATTCCCCGTTCCGGCCTTTTAAAAACCTGATAATCTTTTTTCGAATCGTGTTTATACTGTACCCATCAGCCACATCTTTATCCGAAATATCCAATAAAATAGTAGCGAGTTGAGCAAGCGCATAGCTGTAACCCATTGTCCGCACCGACCCGCCTTTTTTGCCCTCTGCATCTCTATTGTGTTGTGTGGACGCTATTATCGGTATTCGCATGGATATAGCCATCGCCTTATGTTCTTTGGCGACTTGTGTTGTTTTTTCCCACTCCCCACCTTTTACTCTTTCAGAAGGTGTTGTCAGATACAAACCATCATTATACACCACATCAGCTTTATGATCTTTGGCGTTAATAATTATGTCGTCCATAGTTCCATTCATGCCGCCATCCATGAAATGAAATCTATCTTCTTCCGCAAGAAAAATATTAGCTAATCGATCCTGCATAGCTTGCATACCAAAAGCACTCACTTTACCTAGACGTAACAAAGTATGCGGAATACTTGCTGCCATCGCCGCCAATCTACTCGCACATTGTTCTTTTGTCATTTCGTTTGTTACAAATAATACGCGCCTACCTGTAAGAAACGCAGCAAGAGCCATTGCCAATAACAAAAAAGTTTTTCCTGACCCTGTTTTCCCAACTATCAATACTAGGTCCCCTGGTTGTGCTCCCCCGGTAACAACATCAATATACGGAAAACCAAAAGGAACTCCAAGCATTCCGCTTAGTGTTTGTGTTTTTTTATGCTGGCCTATAACCGCCGGGATAAGAGAACACATACCAGTTCGTATTCCGTGATTGTAAGACTGATATAGCTTTGCTGCTGTATTTTGTATTAGCTCCGCAACTTCTTTTGGTTTAGATTTATTTAGAAGTTCTTGTATCTTTCTCGAAAGAGCAAGACTTATATTATGTAGATGCCTGTCTTGTATTCTATCGGCCCAGTACGAAAAAGGCTCATCCTGCATATCAGGAATAACAACCTGTATTTCATTTTCAATGGTTTCTTTGGATGGGAGATTACTATGTTTAGCAAAAAACTGTTTTATAAAAGTTAATGTTTCTTTTTCATCTCCCACAAAATGAGGCTCTATCGAAAGCCCAAGATCAGCAAGTACCGCAGGAGAAACACCCTCATTCAACATCTTTACAATAAGCCCAAAGCCAACCGACATAATACCGCCTCTAAATTGTAAATCCTTCCATAGAAAGTAAATAATCCATATTCAACGCGCCAATAGCATTTTTAAGATCGCTCACATTAGTAGTAAACACAAGAAGTGCTTTTTTACGGGACTCCAAAATATCATAAAATTTACCAATGGCCCACTGCGCTGATTGCACCAATTCAGGGTACATTATAGCAAGACAAGGCGCATTTCTATAAAAATCATATGCTTCATCGTTTTTCATAGCATCAACAAGTTCAGCATAGGAAACAACGAAAGAAACAAAATCATTAGTAGTACAAGGAACTGCCGCCGAAAACCATCTCGCTACATTGTTATAAGCTCTTACATTCTTAGTAGAACATATAACAAGTCGTGAAGGTTCTTGCGAATCAAATACATGAAATAATTTCTCTACTGACTCCAAAACATAACTATCTGTGGGCTTTCCTTGTTCGTATTCTTTTGAACACTTCACCATCAGATGTTGCTGTAAAAACCCATTAGACATGTCCCTATTAGCCGGATAAATAATTTTCATGTTCCTCTCTCCTTATCTAAAAGTAGCATTGCCAATATGTAATATACCGTCTTCGTCAACCCATTGTTTAATCGGGTCACTATTTTCAAGATTTCTACCATATTTATTTTCAAAATAAGTCATTATAGATCTACTATTGATGTAAAAAGACTCAAAATCAGGAACTATGGATACTTTTGCTATGTTGCCTATCCTAAGCCTGTCCCAATGCTCTATGGCGAGTTTAACAAACTTAAAAGCCTTTTCTGTATCCCCATCACACTTTTTAACAAAACTTTGATTAAATAATTTTTTATCTTTTTGCAGTTTAAAAAAATGAGTGTTTTCTTCATAATACTTAGATTCTTTATAAGCATTTTCAAGTTTCTGAACGTGCGTACTTATTTTCACCTCTTGTTTCTCTTTAATTTTTTGTCTTCGTTTCTCAAAAGCAATTCTACCTTTTTCTTCGGCTTGTTTAATTATATCTTCAATGATCATTTGTTGCTCCCCCCAATTTTTATAAGACACATCTATCTCTGACGGCAAATAATCAAGAAAAAATAAACCCTTATATAAAGATACGGTACGGCCATATATTTCTGGTCGTTCTTTAACTACTGAAAAATCAATAAACGAACTTATAGTTCTAATAAAGTTAATACAATAACAATTGTTATTATTAGATGTTTTTATTTTTTTAATTAAATTATCTTTGCAGAGTTCTTTAATTTTATACCTAAACATACGCTCAGACATTTGTAAAACAGCAGTATCAGATAGGTAGATACCCCCTAAATCTTTATCATAAGAAATAAAAGCAAATAACTTATTTTCTGAAATAGTTCGACTGTATATAGCGTGTATGGTGGGGTTGTCAGAAAAATGCTTTTGATTAGACTTTAAAAAATTAAGAACTTTATAGCTTTCTTGCAGATTATAATATTTTGAAAAACTGTCATGTAGATAATTAATACAATTTTCTTTATAATGCATAAAACCCCTTTCGTATACGAATAAATCTCTCCTTTTGTGTATACACTACGCAGATGACCAGTCTGCAAAAAATTTATCGTTGCGGAAAAGTAGCATACTTTCTTCTTGACAGTCAACACAAAAAACACTAAAACGAAACATACAAGTTTCGCCCCTTTCCGAAAAACCGGCGTTGTGGACTGACCCCCACAATAAAAGCCGGTTTTTCTTTTTTAATACTCTATTTACAATTAATTGCGACACAAAATCCACCCTATATAAATAAAATACGCACGAGAAGCAACGATCTATCAACACCCCCCTACTCCCCTATATACCAACAGCCGATCGTAAAAAAATCATTTATTACAATAAGCAAGAAACAAACAGAACCGTGTATAACACACACAAGCTACGACCTATTATTTCGTTTATAATCGTGAAGATGTACTACGTTATCAAAAAGCAATTTATCATAGTTCCCGCTTTTACGTTTCGCTCCAACAACCATCCTTCTGATCTCTTCAATAACTATTATATTAGTATCCCCGCGAATCAAAGAATCGGGCGGCATATAATTATAAAAATCCAATGCGGTTAAAAGAAAACCCGTACTTTCGCAAACACGGCCATCAAACTCTTTAATAAGGAATGGAATATCTATAAAATAATAATTACTGCGATAGCGTTGAACAAAAATCTTTTTAACATAACCACTCTTAACAGCACTCGCTTTCAAACCATTAAATTTAGATTGTCTGATAGCCCCGCCACGATCACATTGGTGTGCTCGGTAATATTGTCTATTTGTCCATCTACTAATAAAAAAATCCGGACGGCGATACCCCTCCCAAAAAAGATGTTCTAAAGTACGCTCAAACAAACCAAACAAAAAAGCATCATCAATTATAAATCTTTTAAGCCTCTTTGTATAAAAATTTTTAACTGCCCAACTAAGATCTGGTATATTTAATCCCTCCGCAAAAATAAGATTCAATTCATCTATAAAACTCTCATCCTTCACTTCAGGAAAACCGTATCTCATTTTTAAAACTCCTTTAGTTTAGATACTAAAATATTAATACATTTAGTAACCGTGTTTCTATTTAAAAACCTTTTTCAAGGAAAATTTAGTTTTTTTCTCTTTGAAGTTTTTCAACGAAAAAAAATTTTTTAAAAAATTATGTCGAGCTGATTTCAGCGAGACCATATTTCTGTTTTTTTATTTTTTATAAATTTATTGTTTAATTATGAGTATATTTATATACGAATAATTAAATATTATATTTATAATATACTAGAGACGCAACTTTTGTCGCTGTTCGTGACGAAAATTGCACCCGGTTTCGTTAGCTTTTTTCACAAAAGAAAATGGATACAACGTGGTACTTTTGCAACAAATATATTTAATCAATCTTTTCATTTTGATACTTTTAAGGCCATTTTTTGCTATACTTTTTAGCATTATTTTAACTCGGATTTGCAAAATGGACATTTTTTAGCTTCAGGTAAAATAGCTTCTGCACAAAAAGGGCATGAAATTCTGCCTTTTTTTGTGCTGTTTATACCATCTTTTATTTGTTTTGGTCCTCTTCCAGCCATTCGATCAAACCCTCTTAAGAAGAAAACCGCTACTACAACTATCAAAATAAACACTCCAAAGGGGCCTATATCGATTCCAAACATGGTATTTCCTCCTTACAATTAGTTGTTGAAAGTGTTTCGGTTAATAATTCTATCTCTTTTTCAATCGCTTCTTTGCGTGTATCGGTTACAAAACACGTAGTATTTTGTGTGGGAGGTGTTACAAGTTCCCCTAAGCGTACCTTAGCAATCCACTTTTGTGTGGCATTATCGAACTCTACGGTACTTATACGCCTTATATTTTTTAAGGTTCCGGGGAGAATCGAATCATTATGTATCATTTTAATCTCCCCGGTCCCAGAAATACGCATAGCTATTCGTTGCATTTAATATCCTCCTCTACACTATAAGAACCATCCATACATACTATGTCGGTATATCCTATAAAAACCTCATCAATATATAAAACCCCTCCTTTATCTTTACAAAAACACTCTGCTTTTTTAATCTCTGAAGTATCAATCCGTTGATAACACCCGCTAAAAATCAAAAGAAATAATAATACCAATAATTTTTTCATTAAGATTTATCCTTTTATATTATTAAGTATTTTTATTATTGTACTTTTATTATCTTGTAACCATTCGAATAAGTCTTCCCATTCAATTCTACATCCAGCTATATTTCCATATAATTTATTATTTTCATACCATTCGGCCATCAAAATAAGTTCCTCATGTGCTTTTGCCTTATGTTCATAATCAAAAATGGTTCCATCTGTTGCTTCATATTTAATTACTTTTTTCATCAATAATACTCCTTTAAACGCTCGACGTTTGTTTCAAAATAATCCAAAGTATGCTCTTGTTCTTGCGTCTCCCCCAATTTATCAAGAAGCCTTGCTGTTTCATTTACACAAGCATCGCCTACAACCCCTTCCACCTGTACCGTTGCTTTACCTTCTTTATTTATTTTTAATATTATTTTTTTCATCTTATACCTTGTTTTTATTTATTATAACGGTTTTACCAAAGGTTTTCTTTTCCGCCATCATTTTTAAATAATATCTTGAACGTGTACTACGCATATCCATTCTATATTCGCGCAACTCATCTTTATTTATACGTTTTGCTAATTTCTTACCTACTTTGCACACCTTACAGTTATAATCACAAGCCCCTGGTTTCATTGAGTTAGCACCAGCTGCACCAACTAACGCGTTCATATATCTTGCAACACACGCTTTCTCACAAAGCCAACATGACATTTTTTCACAATACACTGGATCTTTTAATTCTTCCGGGGGTTTCAACATACTTTATAGATCTCCCATCCTTGCTCTTTACAGTATTGAATACTTTCTCTTAATGAATATTTGTGCATCCACCAAAGAATAGGCGCGGTTTTAATTACCTGTTCCCCGAATACTACAAATCCAGCACAGAACGCTTTTTTAGCACCGGGTTTTGTTTTTACTTGAACTAAAACTTCTTTCATTTTGTTTCTTTCCCAGCCCATATTTTTTTAAACCGTTTAGACACTTCTTTACGTCTTTCTTCCGACATTGGCTTTCTACCTGGGTTTTTACCAAATCTAAAGGGGTACAAAGGACACGTGGTTATTGTACATTCCTTTACTTCTACGGCACTGCCTCCCGAACAAGCTAAACAATTTTTACGTATAGCCTTAAGAGGGTTTAATTCGCTTGTATATATTTTTCCATCTATTTCATACGTATGTGTAATCGCCATTTTTTTACTCCTTATTGATAAAGTAAATTAAGTACTCTGTTATAGTAGGGTGATAGGCCGCATTATTAATTTTTTTAGCTAATTTTCTCAATATCTTATCGGTTTTACAGTGCATGTAGTATAAATTATTCCATTCACGTTTAAATCTTTCTTTTTGTTTTAAAGGCCACAAATCTTCCAATGATATATTTTTAAGAGACTCGTCATCAGACATACCCTCCCAAAAAATATGAAAATGTACTAATGACTTGTAAATGGTATTTTTACTCATTTCCTTTTTTAATTTCATTTTTTTTATTTTTCCTCTCCGTATAACTTTTTCATAGCCGGTGGTTCTCCTGGTAGCCACTTATCAATATACTTATCTTTATATAATACTTTTCTATGTCTTATCTTGTTTGTTACTGTATTTAGTTGAACTTCGTACTGACCATACACATCAATTGTTGTTATATCAATCCACATAGCTACTATTCTACCTCCATATTGGCATAACCCTCTAAACAATCCCATATAAAACCTTTTAAAATTAAATACTAATCTTCCGGAGAAGTGCCATCAACTTCCAACTCTTTTTCATTTTTCCTCCTTCTCGCACTCGTCAAAGATTGCGTTTATTTTGGCAAGTTGTTTAATCGCTTCCTTTTTGAGTCGTCGATAATGATCGATATCAACTTTGAAAGACGCCCCCTTGATAGCCGATGGTATATCTTCTTTTTTGATCAGCCTTCTAGCGCTATAACTGTGTAAATCGCCGTAATTGACTATTGAAACTATCTCATTTTTAGCCAACGTATCGTTACCTTTTGTTACGATATATCGTATATCTGGTTTTAGTTTAATCTCTTCTTCTCCGGTAATTACAATCACCAAGAGCTAAGTTTAAATCAATTGAATTAATATAACAAAGTTCATCCGGGTGTGACCAATGGCCTTTTTTAGCTCCCTCAGTTGCGCTTTTAAGATTTCTACCTTGTACTTTTTCAAGCAGTGCATTAAATCTTCCCGAAAGTTCCAATTCCAATTTATCTCTATATTTTTTAGAAATAACTGCCATAATTACCTCCGCATTATTTAAAATAGTTTATCGTTTTAAATTAATAATAATTACTATTATACTAATGATAATAGCCGCAATACTAAATACATCTCCAGTTCCTAAAGTAGTCATTGTATTCTCCTTTATTATTTAAAATAACTTTTCAAACTCAACCACCATCTCCCCGGTTTGTTCATCTAATTTTCGAGAAGCCAAAGCATACCCATTTATAAGCATATCTTCATAAGCTACACTAAAAGCATATTCTTGTAATAGCTTTTCGAAATTTTTACCTGTTTGTTCAAGTATAGAATTATTGTATTTATCTGTCTGAATACTGTAACTCCCGTCATTGTTCTTTATAATATAGGCTCCATACGTGCCACCAGCTATTAAGGCAGTGGAAGAGACGATAGTAGCCTCACATCGCTGAGTCCCTATATACTGCCCCACAAATGTTTTCTGCTCTGTGTTTAACACAAGGCCCACGGTGCTAACGGCTTTCTCTAACAAACTCAAGTCCATTATTTTGAGTTTTATAGTGCTTATATGTGACATTTTTACAATCTCCTTTTAAAAAATAACTACTAAATCCTGGTCCTGTTCTTATTTCGTTAAAACCTTTTCTTTTAAGCGCAATCCCAAATTTAGGGTCCATTACATTTTCAACATAAATAGATACAGTTGGATAACGCTGACCTATAGCTTCTATTAATTTATTAAATGCCCCATTTTTGGGCTTATCGGCCACTATGTTAGCAAGATCAAGCACGTCTTCAAAATAATTATAACCAATATACTTCGGACCAAATCTTACATATAACGATTTAAACCCATCAGCTTTTACGTACCCGTTAGCATTAATACGATATTTATCTCTTTTTTGCTTTTCAACAAATTCAAATATTGTTGGTACTTTCATTTAATTTTCCTTTCTTTTTAAATACGGAAAAATAACCTTATACCCTTCTACAGAAATTTTGTAGTAACGACAAAGCTTCCCTTCTTTTGCAGATTCGTGAATAGGAAAATGCTCTCTTATAAATTCTGTAGAACACTTAGCTTCCCAAATTGCTCTTGTAATGTCCATGTGCGTAAACTCTAAATCAAACTCGTCAAAAACATAATCCATTTTACATTTTTCCTTTCTTTTTAAATTTTAACATTCTCACCCCTTCGTGTACCGCCACACTTTGAATAGATTTAACCAATTGTTCTTGAATGATTGGCGGAGCAACGGTACTCCTTAATAATTCCGGCTGTACCCACGTTACCTTTTCCAGCGTTTCTGCGGCAGACCATACTCTCCCGCGAATTATTACCATATCGCTATCTTTTCTTTGCATCGACGATATGGATCTAATAACGTTTACACCTATCTTTGTTTCATCGTACAATTCAACGTAAAAACAATATGTACGCCGCTGAACCCCAAAACCAGAAACATGAGTAAACACTTTCCACAACGGAATTTTGGTATCGTATAATTGAATATTTCTATAAACTGTATCAATAGTATCTATAGGCTTTTTAAATATGGGATGTGTCTTATTAGGTAAGCTCTTTACAGCGGCACCTGCTTTTTCGGCTACCCCCAAAAATACCTCTTTTTTAGCATCAGGTAACACAGCCAACATATAAAATTTAGTTGTAGCTGCTGTGCTTTCTATTTCGTCATTGTATACCGGTATTCTGCGAGTCCCTCCCGAAAATCCAAAATTAAACATTGTTTGTTCCCTCTTTATGTATGATTGATGTGATGATTATCCATATTATGTGCATGATTATTTGTCAAGAATTTTTATAAAAAATAAGCCGAAAACATTTAGTTTCGGCTTATTGTGTTACAATTAATTATAAGGTTTTATTATTTTATCAATGTAATTGAATCCCTTAGAGCGTCTAATCCCTCAACAGCCTCTTTTAACATTGTAGCCCTATCATCAGATTTTTCCTCAACAACCGTGGTCTCAGGCCCGTTCGTATCCTTATCGCCCCCAGGACGGCGCGGAGCTGGTTTAACACGGGTATTTATAATACCTTTCGGTAAAATAAGTTGCCCATTCTTTACAAGTTCCTTTACCATCATTATTGGATAATCGGCCCACGGTTCGGTAAACAACGGCACCTTTAAATCGAAAAGTTTATTTGTAAGATTAATTGCTGAGTTCGGAGTCACCGCGCCACTATTAGTCATATGCTGAAACATATTTGCCAATTCATCAGACCGAATAATCTCCGGACCCTTCGTATGAATTTTATACCCAATATACTTACCGAATAAAGAAGCAGAAATAAGTTCATCTTCTTCCTGTCTTTCCGGTGCAAAAACAGATTCCTCGGCCACAAAACGAGAAGCTTTTGCTGTCGAAAAAGTATACTCATCGTTAGAACCTGTTAATAATGGCGGAAGTCTAAAGGCTTGTCTAATTTTATTATCACAAGCATCGAGATATTTACCGAAACTTGCATCGTCTTTTCGGAACTCGGCCAGACTTTTTAATTCAATACGACCTGCTTTAGAACTATCATCAATAGTACCATCAAGTACGTCTACCTCAAGTATGGCAAGTTTATTCCACTCTTCTACTCCCTTAAACCCACTAAAGAGAAGTTCAAGCTCAGCGAAACTCTCATCAGTAAGCCTTGTTCCAGGAGGAACTGTAACAACAGCAGGGGGTATGCCTTGATTTCTAAACACATCATAATTTACATAATCGGCATGATTTGATCCGATTGCATTTTTAAGGTTTCCAATCCATCGCGGGAATCCATAAGCACTTGTTCCAGACTCTATACATCTTATATGTATTATTTCTGTAGCAGGGGTATTTGTTTTTTTATACTCCCCGCTCAAGGCATCTAAGGGCCTTGGGTCGTTAAACTCTTTAAACCATCTAAGTGTCTTTCCGTCTTCTCCTATCATCCCATACCGGCGAAATCTTTTTTTAAGAATAGTTTTCTTTAATTTTCCATCGCGGGGCAAATACACTGTTACATCGGTTAACTTTTCATCAAGTTTCGAAAGACGCATATATACTGCGTTTGCTCTATATACCGCAGCAATATCACCATTACGATATCTTGTTACTTCATAAAAGCCATTACCTTGTGCTTCTATGTCCCACCGCACCAATTTGCGTACAGAACTAAAACTCTGTTTTTCATTTGCTGCTTGTAGTATGTTTCCAATTGCAGTTTTTTCGGGAGACTCTTCCATGTCTGGAGCCATATTCAAATTATCTTGCTTATACACATCGTACCCAAATCCAGGTACATTTGCTTGCATAGCCTGAATACATTTGGGTAGTATAGAACTTTCTTCTACAATTTGTGCCAATTTAGATAACGAGTACGGAGGCTTTATAAGAGTCCCGTCAATATAATACGTACCAAGCACTTCAAACGGGTCCACGGTTTCAGTTACCGACTCCACGTTTTCATTCATTTTAGCAAATAAATAAGAAATAGTTCTTCTTCTCTCATCTCGCGGAGGAACAGGAACCGTAGATACTTTTTTTACTCTTTTTATAATTTTCTTAGTCATTTTTAATCTCCATTTTTATAGTTCCAAGGGGGGATGCCGCATCAGGATCTCCATTTAATATGCTATTTTCAACGTCTCGTAAAGTTTTTTTCCAATAAACAACAAAATTTTCAAATAACTCGTTTTTTACTTTTTCAATTTCTTCGGGGTGAGTTTTTATAAAAGCATCTACATACTCATCGTAATAATCTGGGATAGTCATAATTTAATTTTCCTTTCAATTATAGCAATTGTACAATGTTGTGCTCCGCCATGGGCAAAAATACACATTTTTAATAATTCATATCCTCTTTTATTTCCCATAAATGTAGAATGATATCCAAAAGAAATTATTTTAGTATCTACAGTAATTATTCTATACAAATTATCTGCAATTAATTTAAACCTACTATTTAAATTACCATTATACATTTCCATACTTTTTCGATAGCTGTAGGGCGAATCTAGTAAAACTGTATCAAATTTAGGCCCACGATATCTTAACACAAAATCTAAAGCTTCAAGATGATACGTGGCGTTCATGGTAGGATCTATATCATTACGAACTTCTTCTACATTTAATTTTGTCTTTCCAGCAAATAAGTTAAGAACTCTACCATAACAATTAGACTCAACCCATTTTTTAATTTTAGGGGATTCAAATGTATACCGTCTTAAATTAGTTCGAATAAGCTCAAGTTCAGTACTCATAATTTAATCTCCTTCATTTCTGCTAAGTTTTTACCTATCTTTACATCAGATTCAAGCGGGATCGACATTTCAAATCCAAACGGTCTAAAGTCCACATTTTCCATTGCGTGTTTAACAGCCTGTGCCGCTTCCATTTCGTAACCGTCTTTTACTAAATAACATAATTCATCATACGTAAATAAAAATAATTTTGCTTTTTCGGTGTCTATTATCTTTTTACGTTTTAACTCCCCGGCAGCTATTAAACAAGTATCAGAAGACGAGCCTTGAATTGGTGAATTTCCAGTTATATATGAAAACCCATTACGCCTCGCAACGAAAGTACCATTTGACACTGTAGGACACCACATAAGCTGTTTAGACACATATTTTTTAATATGTTTAGGAAGTAATCGTACAGTATTGCTAAAATGTTTTGTTAGTTTCCATACGCCATTCATATTTGGTATATTACCCATGCTATCGTATTTCTTTTGTTTAATTTTAGACAAATCAAGATATTTTGTCGATGTGCCGTAGCCTAATAATGTAACGAGAATAGAAAACATATCAATTTTATGTTTCGTACCAGCCATAAAAACTTCTTTTCTATTTTTCTTTTCTCTATGCCCGTCCCCCTTTAACATAGTTTCGTATAGTAGTTTTAATTGAGTTTTAGTTAGAGACACTAAAAATTTCATAGTCAAAACTCTTTCTGGAAATTCATCTTTTAAATCTTGTGATCTGTCGCCACTTATAAGCCAATAGACACAATTATTATAAACATATCGTTTGTGGTGAAAACTCATACGCTGTAAAAGATCATCAATTTCTGCAACTTTATCGGGATTGCCCTTTTCGGATTGTCCTATTCTTATTATAGATGTTTTATATCTTTTTCCAGATTTTCCAACGCATCCTTTTGGGTAACTACTGTCAGTTAATATCCACCCTATTAATTCAACTTCGTCATCACTCCACTCCTTTGATTTTACTCCGGCATAGAGTCCATTTCTATGTATTACATCATGCCCGTATAATTTTAAATCTTCTGTTCTTACTAAACGATTAAATTTCGTACCGTCTGCATCTCTACTTGTTACCATCCAATTATGATTTGGCGTAACTATTGCAGAAAATGCTTTACAGGTTATTTCGACAACAGGCCCTTTATAATTAGGATACACGTTTAATTTCTGAATCTTTTGCCATTCTAGCATATTCGTATCGATATTTTTAGTAAGTATGATAGTTTCTTTTGATATTTCGTGATAATATTTCCATCCGTGAATAGTAAGAACCTCTGTTTCAGCGTCTACACAATTTATAGCTTGTCTTTCCGCTTCGCCACGGAGATAAGGATCTTCTGAGTCAATTGCTGGGAGATGCCTTCTGCGCCCCAACGGGCTATCGACATATTTGAACTTATGTGCGTGAGAAATATACTTTTGATGATACACTTTCATTCCTCTGTAAGTGTTAAAATATTCTTGTTGAAATTTTGTCGCTTCTTCAAGCGTAAAATTTACTCTGTACCCTGCCTTTGCGTAATTAACAAAACCCTTTGGCGTTTGTCCGTAGGCATAGCCGAAGTTAATCGGCTTACTGCGCTGTCGTGCTCGTTTATAATCATCTTTTGATAGTGTAGAAAGATCAATTTTTAACACTTTTTCGGCAGTAGTAACGTGCATGTCGCCCCCATTTCTAAAAACACACAACATAACAGGATCTTGTGATACATGCGCTAACCATCGCAATTCTGCGTTTGAAGCATCTGCTGCAACAATAGTCCATCCTTCCGGGGCTTCTACGCACCCACGAATAAGATGGGCTATAGGGGAATGTTTTGGCAAATTGAGCAGGTTCGGATCTTTAGAGTTTGGTCTGCCGGTATTGGTGCCACAAAGAGAATAAGAAGGATATACAAAACCATTTGGCTTTAACGCCTTTCCATACTGAGGTATGTATCTTGTATGGAAAGTTGAATACTCCCCCCACTTTGTATAAAGATCGATAAATTCTGAAATGGTTGGGTCCAAGTCGTCCCGGTCTTTAATTATTATTAAATCTTTTTTATTTGTACTCGGTATTTCTGTTTTCTTATTTTTAGAATGTGGCGCGATACCATATCCAATACGCCTATCAAAAAGAAAATCACGTACAATATCACGTCTTGTTAATTTAAGCCCTTTTTCTTTATGTTTCTTTATTATTTTTGGAGCATGTCTTGCAATTAATTGTAAGCATTGTTCATGGAAATCCAATAAATTGCTTTTTATCGTCACAGCCGCCGCATCTAATTTCTTTTTATTTATTGGTACTCCCTGTCTTTCCATCGGCCACATTACATCGGTTAAAGCCGGTTGCAAGAACTTAAAATAATAATTAGCCTGTCTTTTATTTTCTGACTGTAACATCCACGATTTTAATTTTAAGCCTATTTGAAGTGTGCTGTTTGCGTCTCCAGCACTGTATGTAGTTATTTTTTGTTTACCTTCTTCGGTGCGGGTATGTTTAAGCATATCTGTTTTGTCTATGTCCTGCGAAAGGTCCATTTTTTGGTCGAAGGGCATATCTGTAAGTTCGTTTGCAAGTTGATTCAATGACGGCATTACATACAAATTCTCATCTAATAAATGAGCAGCGTTTTGAGTGTCCATCATCCAACTATTTAATTCATAATTAGGCCCAAGTATCTTTTCTATTACAAGAAGATCAAATGTCCCATGATGCATTATTTTTTTAATGTCGGGCCGCGCCATCAATTCGCGTAACTCCCGCACTTTTTGTTTTATATTAGGCTCCCCCATCAATCCAACGTCAACTATATCTTTTCCTCTCTTCCACGGTAACGTATACTTTGCTTTTGATAAGTCCGGCTGTTCTTTTATAAACCAAACCACGTATCCTTTTCCAGGGGTGTCGGTTACTGAATAACAAAGCATTGGAAACTTTTTAGAATGGCAATCGAGTCCTTGATGTTCTGTATCAAAAGCAACCGTTATATTTTGTTTTTGTAATAAAAAATCTATACTCTGCACTTCCTTATATTCAACGATAGTTTTTTCGTTGTTAATTTCATAATTTTTATCACGAATTTCTTTTACCAAACTCATATGGTATTGCCATTGAGGATATTTGGCCGGATCGTGAAGTGTAGCGGAAGGATGATTCATTATTAACACAGGACATCCAAATTCAGTACTCGATAACACTTTTCCTTTCATCTTTTCCACACCACGATTTATTTTCAATACTTGCTGCATGGCGAGTGCGCCCATAGCAACAATTAATTTTGGCTTTATTTTTTTAACAGCTTTTTCAAATATCGGACGACAATTCTTTAAAGTATCATTTATTTCCTTTTTAGACATATTTTTCTTGTCTATTCTGCATCGCGCAGAATTTAAAAAAACACAGTCATTGGCGGGAATCCCAAGTTTAGTTATTTCCCCGAATAACCTGTTTCCGGTTTTACCTGTAAAACTTACATTTCTATTTTCATCATCATAATTGGGGGTGTCCCCCACAAAAGCAACAGCGGCTTTAAACGATCCTCTATACTGAACCTCTGTATTATTAAAAAGCGGACAGGTACTACATTCAGGTCTTTTCTGTAACATTTTCAACCTCTATTAGAATAATATAATTTTATATGTTGATTTATTCTTTTTTTATTTTTATGTCTTTTTTTTCATAAAAGTATCAAAATCCATTTTCTTAAAAATAGAAGGCTGATTACACCATGCGGCTAAATCAGTAAAAAACATATTATTTTCAGAATAAAAACAAGAAATATCTCGCATAACATAAGGAAGACACTTTAACTTTTTTAATAATTCTATACGATTAATTGTATTCGAAATAGTCATAGTAGGCGTAACGTATACAAAAAAGCGAATACCAAATTCCTTTCTCCATTTTAATAGTTTTAATTTCTCTATAAGTATATCTCTATACGACCAATTATCAAAAGCAAATGTATATTCTCCATCATAATTTAAGCAAGAAAGCCAATAGCTATTTTGCTTATTAATTAATCTAATATCAAGACCTTGATTGAATTGACATCTAATACTACTCATCGCTAATTCAGATAATATATAATTATGCTCTGGTAAAGCTAATATATTATTATCTAAAAATTTTACTTTTCTATGGCGTACAATATCAGAAATTTTTGCTACCTGTCTTATATACCCTTCTTTTTCGGGTACTTTACAGAAACTACATTTTCTAATACACCCTCTCGTTAAAAATCCATAAGAAGTTTTATTATTAGGATATAACGAATAATCACAGTCCAACCGTTCTACATAATCAGGAAGGTCTTTATTTATCTTGTGTCCGGTGCCTCCGAAAATTATATTTTCTCCTTTGATATATTCTTTAGTGCCTTCAAAAACAACTGAACAATATGTACGGTCCCATTTTGTAGAAATAAAATAATTACTTTTCTTTCTTTGAGGATAATAAGGAATTTTACAACGAATTAATTTAACTGAATCTCCTTTATTTTTATGGTAGGTAGACAGTTTCATAAGTGCAATATTAGGTATGACAGAATCACAATCAATTAATAAAATACGCATACAATCGTTCCTATTTTATACACATTAAAAAATAATGTTTTTCAAATAACATTTGTAGGTATTTTTGTCAAGATTGTTAAATAAAAAGTGCCTGACGCAATATAATTCATTATCCTTTAAAACAAAAAACAAGTTTAGGTTTTAATTCAGTTGTATCAGTATTCCACACCCGCTTACCAGACCAAGAATCAGTTCCACTGCCACCAATTCTTTTGCATGTAAATCCTTTTGTTTCACCTACAAAAGTCCATCCTGCTTTTATATATAATTCACCTTTTCTTGGCTTTTCTACTAAAGTTTCAAAACCTAACACGGTATCTCCATAAAAAGTCTTCCAATCAATTTTAATACATTCTACAAACTTCTTTACAACTGTAGATGTAAAATTCCTAAAAGGATATGTGTTATAATAAGGATGTTTAGCAACATTATAAAAAATATTATTAACTATATTATTTAATTGTTTATCAGTAGTACCTAAAAAGTTATGTCTGCCTGGAAGATGTTTGGTAGCACTGCCCCCAACTATATATCCGTAGTATTTTCTATCTACACAAATCGCATAACAAATATTACGTCCTACAAATCCTTTAGGATGCGAATAATGAATTTCCATACGTTTTAATAAATCAGGATCAGTTCTTTTTACTATTTTTAACACAACTCTGTCTATATTAGGCATATACCGCCTTTTAAAATAAAAAGTGCCGATGATTGTATTTAACGGACGTGGAGGGAGGGGGAGGGAGGCGTCCGCCGGGGATAAAAAACTACAATACATCGGCACACTGTAATAGGCCATTACAGCCCACATTAAAAATCAAAACGCACTATACAAAACTCCGCGAGCACCCCGTTATAAGATTTCTTTATTTGTCGTAACATAACTATACTTATGCTGTTAAAAAGTCTCTGATATGCTTTAAGCCTATCACATTCAAAAGTACCGATTAAACATTTAAACCTTTTGTCGATTCTTTTTAACTCAGAATGTATCCACCTCAAACCATCCGCAAAATTAAATAAGCTAACCGAGGAACATAACTTTTTAACACTATTCCACGCATGAGCTTCAAATTCACCTTTTCCCCGATAACTAACAGGCATAGAAAATATATAACGAAGAGTCCCAAAACGTTCGTATACTCTATAAATATATGTGTTTTTAGTATTCCTTTCGAGATTATGAATCATATTGCTCACCAAATAACAATTAATTGTAAGACTGTTTAAACACGACCATAATAAATCGTAACAAAAGCACCAGCAGACAAAGTACACTCACTTTGATCAATTACCGGATACATTTTCTTTCCACCAATTTCCAATCTTACGTGTTCGCCAGATATTGATTCAAGTTTCCACTCAGCTCCAGCTACGGTTGTATCGTTTATAATTAATTTATCTGCTACTGCGCCGGGGAAAAACCAAATATCATATATCACTAAGTCTCGTTCTCCCAAAAATGCCTTATAATCGGCATCGTCGGTAAATTCCCAATCTGCATCAATCGAAGTAAGTGTTACAACTCTTCCATTCGGAGTTGCTGGTGTTACTGTTGCTGACATGTTATTTTCTCCTTTATTCGGCTACAATGTATCTTGGCTTTCCTTCCCAAGATTTGCACCATTCGTGGATTGTTATTTGTTGTTTACTCTCTATCATCTTTCTTTGTTTAGTGTTTATTCGTATTACATATTCTTTAATTTTCTCCAATACAACTTTTTTACCTTTTGTGTTTTCTATATATAAATTTAATAAAGGTTCTCCGCCAACCATATACATTGCGGTCGCTCGATTAGTAATCATGTCGTCGTAATTATACGAATATCCTCGTTTATCTCCATGATGGTGAAGAGCATTACCACACATTATATACTTCTTCATGCCCATTATTGATAACACGTAATTAAAAAAATTCTCACCACCTCCATAAATACCGAGAGACTCAGGCCACCCGCCTATCTCATCGTATATCTTACGCGAAACCATCATACCACAGGTAGACATCGCAGGGACTTCGAAACAAGATCCGTAAACATCATCAGGATACCCACTAAAAGAATAATGCATCCATCCTTTTGAAAGATTATTTATTGCTTTATATATAAGACGATGAGATTCAAGAATATGATACGTAAGAGGAAGATGTATTGACCCATTTAATTGTTCATGATTTTCTTTATAAAATTGAAGCATACTGTACAAAGCATTTCGTGCAACAATACAGTGGGCATCACAAAACCATAAAAATTCTCCATCGCTTACTTCAATACCAGCTTTCTTTGCTTGCCAGTGCGAAAGCCTTTTGTCGTATTTAACAGGCTTCAGCCAATCATTTTTCATACTCCAAATCTGTTCATGTCCACGATCCGGAGTTCGCCCCTGCGCTTTAACTTCATCACACCAATTATCAATACATATTATTTCGTGATCTACTCTGTCTCTAAGTTCTTCGTGGATATTTCGAAGTGTAAAAGCCATTTGAGGCCATTCTAAAATCGTCGGAACAATAACACTAAGTTTTCCCTTAACTATTTCTTTCAATTTTCTCCCTCCACTTTCCATTTCCATACAGTTGTTTCCGGAATAGCTTCACAACCAAAAGTCTCAATATAAGCTTGAACCACTCCAGGATAATGCTTACCATAATCGTGACCACATAAAATACCCCCCTTTTTTATTTTAGGTAGCCACAGGCGCATATCTTCCTTAGCGGACTCGTAAGAGTGATCAGCATCAATAAATATAACATCAAAATAACCATCCTCAAAATCAATAACCGCTTCTTTTGAAGGTTTTCTTATTACCTTTAAAAACGGATATACTTTTTCTTTATCTTTTACATGCTGATAATATATTTCCCATTGTTCTTGTTCTATCTTTGCGAGAGTCCCGGCCCCGCTACCACTATACTCTTTCCAAGGATCTATAGCATAATATTCTTTTATAGACAGACATCGCGTACAAAGAATATCGGTCAAATATCCGGTATGGACACCGATTTCAGCTACACGTTCGGCATTAACCGAATTAACTATATTTAATACTGTATTACGATATCCCATTAAATTATCCTATCCATTGATCACCTTCTCGCATTTTATGCCAAGTTTGAAATATAGGTCTTTTTGTATAGCCTTTTTCTTTTCTCCACTCCCGCCCAATATCTCGTATTGCTGGAGGCTGATTCGGTTCTGAAAAAACACCTTGTCTCCATTTACGCACAATTGGTAATGCTTTTGGATTTTTTCCTTTTAACAATCTTTCCGGGTCTACCCTATCCGATAACATCGGCAATACTTCATCTAAAAACTTTTTGTTTATTAAACTCGGATGCCCACAAAAACCCATTCCTTGCCGTATATCTTCAGGACACTCAAAGAAAGTATTATTTTCGGAGCGAGGAAAAATCCATTTCCAATTTTTAGAATGATCTTCTCTTATTTTAAAAATTGGAAGTCGAAGTAATGCTAAATTAGGCTCGGTACGCATTACTTGTTGCATTTCAGCAAAATTAATTTTACGCAATAAAAGCCAATCGTCTTCAAGATGAAAAAATACATCAGAACGTACCGCAGTCCATACTCTCCTTACCGCAGCAGGAAACCCAGGTGTTTCAGGAGCAAACACAGTTATATCTTTAAAGTATCTTGCGGCCACATTAATTACATCATTTACAGTGTAGTTTTCGTCTCCTACACTATCAATATTTAATATCAAATGCAGATCTGTGGTATGTTCAAACAAATTATTTACAAAAGAATTGAGAGTTGTGTTAAGTATATCAGGTCTAATTGTAGCAGTAACCGTAATATCTGTTTTCATCATACACTTTCAAAATATAAAAGATTGTGGTAATAAGCTCTTATACCGTCTTTTTTCTTCCAAGGTTCCCATTTTTGTTTAAAATAATCTTCTACCGAAACATCTCTTTTATAACCATAAGATTCTGCCATTCCAATCCAAAAATCATATTCTTGACAATTAAAATGACCGTGACCTTTTTGACCCGGAGGAGCGGCAGACATCAAAATACGATTTGACAGTATTAAGTTTTGAAAAAAAGTATCTGCGTACTCAGGCTCGATATGCTCAGCCACTTCAAAGCATGTTACTAAATCATATCTACCCAAACACGATATTTGAAAACGAAGATCAAAAAAATGTATTCTATCGAAATCACACATCAAAAAAGACTCAGCAGACCTTGATCCTTCAATACCGTAGGCATCTATTCCTTTTTCTACAAAATAAGCAACAAGATCTCCTACGGCTGCGCCAATGTCGATTGTATTTTTGGGGGAGAATTTTTCTATTATACTGTTGCAAATAATAGGTGCTCTCCACGCAAGTTTGTGTCTATTTTTAAAAAACCCAGGTTTATACAAAGAATCTAAATTATGCATATCAGGACACCTTCCTTATTACAGTTAAGCCATTACAATAAGGAAGCGTACAAAGTTCTATTTGTGCTGTCTTAAACCCTTTATAATAAAGATAGTTTTGTTCTGTAAGTCTTTCTACAAAATGATGTACTTCAACTTTTTCTCTCTCTGCGACCTCACGAGAACAATAGGCATCGTGCATTAAAATAATGCCATTTTCACGAACAAAAGGAAAATATTTAAAAAAATCCGAGGACACACCACTAAAGCTGTGATCTCCGTCAATAAAAAGAAGATCAATAGGCTTATCTTGCCACCCATCGTAAGTTTGAGAATTTACTTTTGTAAAATTCCAAAATTGAGATAGTCCCATTTGTTCTATTCTTTTTTTAGCACCTTCACAAGTATCAATATCGACAGAATAAAGTAGCCCACCGGAAAAACGTATACCGAGTAACAATGCAATAGTTGAGACACCTTTTCGTACTCCTATTTCTAATGCTATTTTTGGTTTTGCGCCTCTACAAATACCGTACAACGTGTGTATATGATCCTTCATATCCCCTTTACCAGCAAGACTATTTAACACATCGAAATCAGTTTGCAATTTGTTTCTCCTCCATTTCCTTTTCGTAATCTTGTAAGCACCCTCTTTGTTTACGTTTGGATAACCATTCTCTAAAATCTTTTTCAAGAACTTTGAACTCTTCCATGCTTAACCATTCTGTTGCAAATACAACGCCCCCCTCTCCATCTTTTTTTACTTGTATATAATTGTTATAATCGGTGCTCATTTTTGTAATACCATATTTTTTTGGGTTACAATAACAATCGGTTTGGGGATACGGAATAAAATTAGATACAAAATATTGATCAGGATCAGCTTTTTCAATAAATCGTTTTGTTTCTTCTATTGTTTCTTCTGTCTCCCCAGGAAACCCAAAAATAAAAAAAGCACGAGTCTCTATACCGTACTCTTTTGCCCATTGAATTACTTTATAGTTATTTTCAACAGTAGTTTGTTTATTCATTCTATCGAGAATATACTGTGAACCGCTTTCAATACCGAAAGCAAGTACCGAACATCCTGCTTCTTTAAGTCTCTTGTAATCTTCCTTTACGTCATACCCGGAACGACCGTGTGCTCTAAATGATATATTTAAAAGTTTAAAATAATCACACAAAGCATATAAACGAGCACGATTTAAACAAAACATATCATCTTGAAAATTAAAACTGTGTATTCCATAGTGCTTTTTAATAAATAAAATCTCTGAGGCAACTGAGTGTGGAGACCTAAAATGTACCTTATTGCTTACTTTCGACAATGAACACGGAACACATTTAAAAATACAACCACGAGACGTAAGCATAGTTATGCTTTTTTCATTATTAATTTTTCGCTTATACGATTGTACATCAACAAGACTGTAATCAGGATTTGGATATTTGTTTAAATTATATTCCAAAGAACCATCATATAATTTTTTATGGTTAGGGTACTCCGCAATTAATTGTAACATAGGATGTTCACCTGGGCCACGCACAACTACATCTGCTCCTATACCAAATACACTCTCTGGATCACAAGAAGGATGTGCGCCCCCACAAACTACTAAAGATTTAGGATTTATAGTCCTACAATAGTTAATTAGTTCTTTCACAGTTCCGAGAGAAGAAATGTATGTTGTAATCCCGTATATACCGGCTTCAGGAATTTCCCATTCTTTTTTAGGAACTCCGGAAAGATCACATACTTTAACGGATACACCGTTAGATTCTAAAAAAGAAGCTATATAAAGTAACCCAAGAGGAGCATCAAGTCTATCTTCCGTCGAATCATAATGAGGAGGGTGAATTAGAACTACGCTTTTCATAATTCGCTTTCTATCACATGTTTATATAGTTTTTCTTTATCTACTTTTGGGTAGTCCCGAAAGAACGAAAATAATTTTGCCATTCGTGGCAATACCGATATCTCCATACCACATTCTTTTTCAAAATGTGCTTTCATTTCTATTCGTTTAGAATCTTTTTGCGTTACTGCTTCAAGAAAAAATTTATAAATTTCTTCAGCAGACCTCTCCACATTATTTAAATCAGACAAAAGCAAAGACACATTTGGGTTACTATAAGTAAATGGAGAATGATATCGTGCTGCTCCTATTACAACAGGCACCCCGCAAGACATGGCTTCTAATACCCCGCGATCTCCTTGACCTCCTGTACCAAGATGTAAAAAAATACCGCATTGGTTCATCAACACGGCGAGTTCTTGACGAGGCAACATTCCAGGCATATTATACAATAAATTTTTATCTGATGCTAATGTCTGCATCATCTTATTAGTTTGGGTGCCTTTTCTAATAGAACCTGGGATTACGAATTTAAGAGGTATTGCATATTTGTTTTGAAGATACTTTACAATATTAACTATACGCCATTGCCCTTTTTTATCGTGTATATTACTTGCCCCAACACAGAAATCATAAAAATGCTTTATTGAAATTGGTCTAAATATATCCGGCACAATAGGTTTTCTAAAATCTATAAATTGTCTTCCTAAACCATCTACAAAAGTTTTACCTCCAGTATCGTTAAAAATAATATTCCAAAAAGACCATTTTTCCCTACCGGTATTTGCAGCATAGCAAAGAAGCCATTTATTATCTTTAGATTGTTCTTCAAAGAAAGGAACCCACGATCTAAAACCACCACGACACCAAATAACGGGGTTGCTTTTCACATAAGGCTTTATGTAACGCATCGAGGGAATAACGTAACCTGTAATACCTGGAGAATATTCTATTTTTCCTGGTTCTCTAATTGATTCTATAATTACAGTTACACTATCTACTACTTTTGTCTCCACCATTCTTTTTAATAACAGATAATATCCTTCGGTCGGAAATCTAATAGCAAATGGGTTAGATGTCGAAGCTTCTGGATTCCATTTAATTTCAACATCCGGAGAAGCTTGAGCATAAGCATAGTACATGAACAGTAAATGCGACATTTATTCTCCCCAGACCTCGCTTTCAGCAATAATAGGCTCATAGTATTGTGTGTAAATAGTATCCCAATTATACGTTGTTCTGGCTCTTGTTTTCGTACAGAACATTTCATTTTGTAAAAGACGGCCAGAAATAATAATTGAAATATCTCTAAGATACGCAGACCAATTATCTACATCATGTTTTACACTATATGAACCGAAATCAAAATAAAGTGTTGTTGGTCCGTGAATTTCAAGCATCTGTGAAAGACTTTTATTAAGAACAGTAAAACACCCGCATAATTCTGCTTCCGGAGCCACAAGCCCAAAAGATTCTTCTTTCGTAGGAAAAATAAATAAATTACTGCAAAGCAATAATTCCCTTAGTATATTTTTCGGAAGACCTGTCGCATACTTAGGCTCCCACTCAGATGTAAAAATAAAATCAACATCTCTTACAAGTCCCATTCCTTCGGCAAGCTTATAAAACTTTTCTACATCTTCTTTACGTTGTTTCCCGGTGGCCCATTGGTTAGCTATTACCAAACAAACCTTAATTCCTCGCCGTTTAAAATTAGCGAAAATTTCTATTACGTAATGCACACCTTTTGCGGTGAGTCTATCTGTACTGGCCGGATATACTTTTATAATTTCAGACTGCATTACAGAAGGATATTTTTGAAGAAATTTACATGTATCATCAGTAAAATCCCAAAAAGTACGAAGGTCTTTAATATGGGGGATTATTCTTACAGCATCTATCTCCCCCATATAATGTTCTGCGACACGGATTCTATCAGACGCATTAGGAAATATCAGCTTGTGTTGTTTTCCATAAGTACGAACATCCCACCAATCTTTACGTCCGGACGGTACACTATGAATCCAATGCATCCATTTTACATGTTTTAATTTTTTACTCGCATCAAGACAACCGAGTCCGTAAGGTAAATTCCACCCCGTAAAAATAAAATCATGCGTAAACACCACATCAACATCTTGCAAATTTTCAACAAGCATTACAGATGTTTCTAACACTGTTTTTTTATGGTCTTCGGAAAGTCTTTTTACAGAGGCGTAATCTATAAGGTGAGCAAAAGGTACTTTTTTATGCAGTTCCCACGAACCACCTTCAACATGCTCTTCAGGAAACTTTTCGGAAAGAATAAGACTATTCATATTAAATTGCGTACAAACGAATAATTTTACTCTGTGTCCACGACCAACAAGCATTCTTATTTGATCTGTTACTATACCAGTCAAAGAATACCCAGGGTTTAGATCCTGAAACGTGGTCAAGATAGCTATTGTCTTTTTCATTTATTCCCTCCCGTTTAAAATGTGTTTTACAAGAAATGGCTCCCTTCCATTTCTTTTCCTGCAATTAATTGCAAGCTATCAGCTTTTTGTCAATCTAAATATTTCCTATCGTTAGTTGAAAAGAACCCCACACGATACCATTTGTATTAACAGCATCATATAAAATTAGATATGCTGTATAAGTTTTTGGTAAGAGTATAGCAGAAGCACTTGCCAATTTTATAATTAATTTTCCGGTAGTGCCAGTCCCGACCCACGTAAATACACTTCCGTATTCTGCGGAGTCTATTTCAGTAGAACCAAGATCAAGAACTATTCTTGTCACAGCAGATAAATCTTGCGCTTCGTACTGGCAAGACTGTTTAAGTCCGTTGTCATCATATCAGAGAGGCTTATCGCCCCGCTGAAATTCAAGTCACCTGCGGCCATTTTTCATTCTCCTTATGCCACGTTTCCAGAAAAGCCATACCATTCCCACTCCGTAGCAAGTCTGGAAAACTCAGCGTCTTTGCTCAGCGTGAAAGCTGCCTCTATTTCCGCTTTTTTCTGCTCGGGAGTGAGCGCCAAAGAAGAAAAACGAATATTTAGTTGTCGTTCAATTACTTTCCCATCTTGCATATCCTGATACTCTTGAGCAAAATCTGTTTGGTGGTTTGGTATCTGTGAAGTAAGATCGCAACAGCGCTTCACAATATCTGTATAGAAGATATTTGCGGCGTTCTTAGCTGTCGGCGGAACAGTGTAATGAAACACGACATTGATCGTTTTCTTGTCATATGCCTGAGAGAGGATATGGTAGTTGCTCATTTTTACATGCTCCTTTTAATTCGTTTAAAATACATCTGTTGTTGATAAATCTGAATCAGTTCCCATCCTTCGGACCCAAGCTTATTGATTTCCGCAAGTCGGTTTTTCAGCTTTCCCATGCCGACAATTTTGTATTCTATTCTTTCCATTACTTTTGCCTCCAATTAAATTTTACCTGAAACTTTCCCACCTGCACCCGCAGCACCCGCCGAAAGTAGTCCAGCCAGTGCCGCCACTTCCACACGGGATCGAGCCATTTTCTAACCTCTATGACGAGCAGAAGCGGGTTCTTTACGGCCCTTGCTGCTTTTCTGCTTTCTCTGAGTCGGTCTAAGAACAATTGCTTCTCCATCCACACCCAAGAACAAGCATTAAAACAAATGTTATCCCACCGGTAACAAAGCGCAGTGGATACGGTGTGCCAGCAATAAATGTAATAATAAGGAATAATACTAAAAGTGCTTGTATGATTATTTTCATACGTTTTTATCTGTCCATTGAGCCCCGTCATCATCATGCCCACGGGGCGGCCATATAACAACGTACTCATAGGGACCACACTTTTTGGGATCTTCCTTGCACATTTCAAGGACAGCCCGTAATATTGGTGCAAGTTTTTTCAGAGACAACTGACAATTAATTCGTTTCAGATCTTTATCCATTTTAGCTCCAATAATTGTCGTCTGCTATCGGTGAGGCCCAGGCATTTTTCATCCTGGTGACAGGCAAGGCTGCTTCCTGACCGTTTGCCAGTGCGTCCACTGGCTCGTATCCAGGCCCCCTACACGCTGCGTGCTGTTTTAGCAAGCCCCTCCGATAACAGACGACGTTCATTGCAATCCTTATTTATTGTTTAAAAATATCTCTTTAGCGGCCTACTCAACTATAACAGTATAATCTGGATCAGCATATAACTGTTTGCCACAATATGGGCAGAAGGCAAAAAAATTAAAAAGAGGCTGATAAATAAGTTGTTTTTTTGTTTCTATCCATCCCTCACAATCACAGTTTGGGAATATCGACACTATACTGCTTTTTGATCGGCAATTATCGCAAAGTAAGTCACTGCCGGTACGCGGTGCCGCAACACACGAAATACAATTATTGCTCATTTTTTAGCCCCCTATTGTTTAAAAATATCTCTTTAGCGGCCTGTTCATCCATAGCAAATTTTCTTACTTCTTCAGGCGTCGGAATTTCAAGAATTGTTTTCACAGGAGACAACTCCTTAACAGCCATTTCGAGTTGCTTCACCCGGTCCTCAATCGCAAGTTTTTCTTTTTCGGCTTCAATCTCCTTAAATGTGCCGAAGTGCAACGCCTTTATTTCCGCGCCTTTCTCCGTATCCTGTTTAAAAAGCTCCATGATTTCATTGTATGGCATCGTTTCACTAAACGACCCATCTCGATATTGTATTGACATCATTTCCCCCTCAAAAACACTTCCCGAGCCGCAGTTTCCATAGCCACCTGCGGCCACCATTTTGGGTTTTCGTTCATCAGGCATTCAACCCGCTTCTCATACCTTTGCATCTGCTCGTGTATCTCTCTCCAATCAACGAACGTCCCGAATTCGTCACTGCGGATCGGCCACACATACCCGCATTCGCAGGGGGCGTTGTTTCGGCTGAATTTTCCGCAGCAGGGGCAGCGCATGTCAATCCCTCATAATAATTATACAAAGAAATGTGCAAATTACCCCGAGACTTCCAACAATTATTCCAAGCGCGTCAGGCCAACTCATGTCACCACCCCAATTTATCAGCATGTTTGAGTAGCGCTTTTATGGCACGTTCTCGATGTGCCTGTCCTTTTTCTTCGGTTTTCTTTTTAAAATCGATCACCTTTTCTGAATCATTTTTTGTATTTTCTATCGTTGGCCCCCTCATATCATCTCTCCCATAACCCGTCTAAGATGCCTCAAAACCTGAACAATAGCGCATGTTTCTTCTGGGTCATCAATATCCCATATTTTAAGCAAGTCAGCGATAGCCCCTTGTTTTAAAACAGACCTATGCCACCCGTCTTTAGTCTCTGTTTCTTCTAAAAGAATTGGCAAGTCTTCAAATTTCATACCATCTCCCCAATGTGAAATTTATCCCTCATCCCGGTATATCCCGGCGCTCGAAGAGTAGCGAACAACCGCCCATCGTTCCAGTCAAGGGCCGTGCAAAGTTTCGAATCAACCGCTTTTATTATCGACTCTTGAGCCACCCGAAAGTAGAGCCAACCGTCTTTGTGCTGTCCGACGACATCTAACCGGCCCATAAAAGCTTTGCCGTCAATGCCGCTATCGCCGCTTGACCAAGTACAATAAAGGTGCCCGTTTGCATCAACGATGGTCTTAAATGCTTCGTCAATGCCACTATCCGGAACCTGAAGGTTGACCATGTGCTGAAACGGCCCGGCCGGTGACATACCTACTGAATATCCAGGGTCCCAATATTTTTTTGTCTGTTTATTATAGAGGTCAGCATAAAACAAATAGTACCATTTTCCGATCCGCATAATCGCCGGATCAATGAGACCGTCGGTGTCGACTGGGGTTTGGATTTTACTTATAACCCCGCAGGTTTTTGATTGTAATCCTATCCAATGCCGATATAGCCGCATGTGTTTCCACCACTCAGAAACATCCCCGCCGCCCGTATCACAGCAGTAAATCCAAAGTTTTCCATCATCGTCGATATAGGGATAAGGAGCCCACATCATCATCCATCCCTTGCAACAGTGCATGTACTCTACCCAACCGCCCGGCGCGTTGCCCCTTGTCAGGATCACCGTTCCGCCGCGTTCCATATCGGTAGCGGCAATAAACTCGTTCCCCTGATACCGGAAAAAACATGAGTTTTTCAGGCTCAGATTTACTGGCGATATTTGCTTAAAAGCATATTCTACTTCATATTGACTTTTTATAATCGGCTGCATTTAAAACCCCAAATCATCTATTGTATTTGCTAAAATTTGGTGTAACACAGTAGCCCGGAATCCAAACCTGTTTGAGTTATAGTCAAGGCTTTTTCTAATGTCTCCGTTTCCATGCCTAAGTGTTGCAGCTTTCCAATCACAAAGCATTTCGATTACATCTAACAAATTCATTCCCGATATTCCAACATTTTTAATTGTAAATTGTGAATATCCACAAATATCACAATTATTAGGTTGCTCATTAAACAGTTTAAAACATCCGTTACATTCATATTCTTTAAAATGTTCCGGGTGATGTCGATTATGCTCGTAATGATGCTCAAGAGCAGGTCCCATTTCTTTAAGCATAATTTTATACTCGTCAGAACCGTAAGTAGATGTTTTTAATCTTTGTGTTGTTTTATCAAAAATTTCTTTTTCTGGCGGATACAACTTACTTGCATCGTGTTGATTTGCCTTGTCTTCAAGCCGTTGTATAACATTAAATATGTATTTTCTTACTTGAGCTATGTGTGCTCTTGTTTCTTGTTCACTATCGTATTTAATTATTGGCTGCATACTGTTTTGCATCCTCTGCGAAAGAAAAAGGGTTGTTACCGCATACAATCTTTTGGGAACGAACCGGTGCTGTATCATCCCCCCACACAACCTTCGGAAACGGCTCATCCCACTTTTGAGGATAAACCGGATACGCCGGATAAGTAGGGACCGGAAACCGTTTATCCAAGTCCTTTTTGAGTTCCATCGCTTCTGATTCTGTGAGCCGGATCTCTTTACCGTTGATCTCGAAGATTATTTCTTTGATCACTTCGCCAGCCCCCCAAGCGTATTGATAGCGTTCGTTAAAGCGGTCGCTTCCGAGTCCTGTGATTCAAGTTGAATTAAAATACACGATCCGTCAGGTAAGATTCTATATACGGAGAAATTTTTGATGTGCTGATCTCCTGATCTAAAATATTCGATGCCCTCATACTTTAGCGATACACAGCCAACCATCAAATGGAGTATGGCAATAAATGCCGCACATAACAAGAGTTTCATTTTGCAGCTCGCTTTCGTTCTTCGATTTTCTTAAGGAGTTCCAACGCTATATCCTCGTCAGTGGACTCCTTTAAATTATTCGGTTCTCCCGCTTGCCTAACGACGGCGATAGCATCCTTTACCCATTCACTCGCCGTCCGAAATGTTTTCTTCACAAGGGCGGGGTCGGAAAGAAACTTTATGCCGTCAGCAACTCCGCCGCCCTTTAGGATCGCATCCAACGACATTTTGTGAATTATAAGTTTTTTTACGTTCGGACCCATCACATCATCAACTATCATTTCGCAATCTCCGGCTCCTTTGGGGCGTAATATATTTTGCCTTTGTTCTTTCTCGGTTTGGTCGCATAGCAGGCAAGGTTGTTAACGCAGTATTCCCAGGTGTTTGCCCGAACCTCCATCATGCCATCTTCAAGGCATATCCGACGCAGGATCGCATCTGCTACCATGCGGAAAGACTTTGGAAGCAACCCCAATCGTATCAACTGGTAGAGCGCGTCATGCGTCAGTGATCCGCGCATAGATGTTTTGGTGTCAATCGTCGGACCGCTCGCGCCATCCCAAGCATACTCCTCGGTGATCATCATGTGGCCGTTCGGCTTCACATGGATGTACGGCGTTTGGATGGAATAGTTGAGAAGTTCCGGCAAATAGATGAAGAAATCTTCTTTCAGCCGGTACTTGTAACCCTTCAATTTCTCGTATGCGATATAGCCGGTGCTCATGCCTACCCCTTAACCATAAAAACCTGAATCAACCCGTATAGCGCCGCAGCACCTACCAATATTTTATCCTGCAATTCCGGTTCGATGTTGGCACCGAGAAGAGCAGCGATAACGAGCAAACCCTTGATAGTGGAGGGCTCCTGCAACTTTTTCATGAATGTATCCCATTTGTTTTCCATGATCATTTCCTCATTGAAATTTTAATGCCATCCCAAACAGCGTAGCAAAGGGCGGTTGAAAGAACGGCGGCGATTATAAGAAAAACTTTCCACCTTGTCTTTTCCCAGTTATCAAACATCTTTATCACACGGCGTAACGCTTCGTGCTCTTCTTCGTGGTGGCGGCGATCTGTCGGATCAGCACAAAAACAATGGTGCGGATGCTCTTGGATCTCTTTCCGGCGCTCTGCAAAGCATTGGGTGACAACATCTGAAACTATACTGGCCAGCTCTTCTTTTGAAATATCCACCGCGCTATCCCTTTCCTATACCCAGACCCCCGTCAAAAGAGCGCACATCATCCGATGGCCTCTATTTGGCGTTTGTGTTCGCCAAAGACTCGGAGCCGTGTTATCTTTTCCAAGCAAGCCCTCTGCCGCTGCCGCCGCGTAATCATGCGCTTTCAAATGCCCCAAGAAACGCCGGAACTTTTTGACACCCGTAAGCCCAAGCTGAAAAATCATCATTATAACGATCTCTTTCCGAACGCCATCAAGCGATAATTCAAGGGTTTCGTAACCATCTTGGGCTTTCTGAATGTCTTCATCAAACCACTTTTCTATTTGGATATTATCTACCCATGCGCCCAACCGGAGAGAATTATCTTTGTGGCCGTAGCCCACAGTGTGATGCCCAGCGGTGTCCTTGTAAACCCGGTTTCGGCAGCCTTCCATTTCTTTTAGCTTGTCGCGCAATATCATTCCGGCCACCCCTTTGTTAGATCGTATTTTTCAACCGCTTTAATTGTTTCCAGTTGCCGGATTGCGTCTTTGTGCGCCCAGGCTGCCGATACTACGGCTTGCTTTGCGCTCAATACCGCCATGCCGATTGCTACCATTTGGGCCGCCGTCAGCGTTTGAGTGGTGTTGTCTTTCGTCCGATAAACAACCTCCGCCGCAGGTGTGCCGGACACAATGAGCGCGATCCCTGCCGTTGCGACACTCATGAGGTTACTCATATCGAACTCATTTCGGAATTGAATCTCTTTTTTATCGCCGGATGGAAAGTCAACCGCTATGTCGGTAAAGGTTTTTTGAAGGCGTAGCCTGTCAACTTCCGATAACGCAGCCGTCCTTGCTTGCTCAACGGTATCATATTTAGGCCGTGGAGTGATATTCGTTCCATCCCACAAATCCCCCATCGTTCCGCTTGTGGCTTCGATCAGCTCAACCCCAGGTATCGCGTCTAAAGAGTCTACAATGATTGTATTGATAATAATGCCATTTTTTACTACATGCGCTCTCATATTATACCACCCCGCTGATTATAACTCTACCGTTCGCACCAGCGCCGGAAGTCGAGCCGGTTATGGTTGCTCCGCCACCGCCACCGGGAAAAGTTCCAGCTGTCGCGTCGGAAGCGTCCGCCGAAGCGCCGCCTGCGCCGCCGTAGGCTGATGTGCCGCCTGCTTTTGCTGCTTGGCCCTCTGTTATCCCGCCTCCGCCACCACCACCGAATACACTCGTCCCGCCATCATAATTTGATGTTCCCCCGCCGCCACCACCAAAAACAGCAGATCCCCAATAAGTTGCATCTTTTGAACTACCCCCGCCGAAACCATCCATTGCTGTTATAGTTGAGACATTCGAGGCCATGCCACCACCAAACCCACCCGGCACAGAAACAGAGCTGTAGGCGCCAGCACTTCCACCTGCAACGCTGATCAAAGCCCCGACGGAAGACGCTCCACCGGCAGCACCATTAGATGCTGCACTTGTTTTTGCAGCGCCGCCAGCACCGACTGTAACAGTCTCAGTTGCAGCAAAAGAGCTTGACGGGATGTTGATGTTAAATCGCCCGCCGCCTCCACCGCCGCTCGCGTGCGTATGAGTAGAAGTTACCCCCTTTGCCCCGCTCCCCCCACCAGAAATCAAATCGCATTCAAACGCCCGATAGCCGGGTGGTTTTGTAAATGTGCCGGAGGAGGTAAAAGTATATCGAAATGAATTTATCACCCTCGAAAAAAGCGCCGTGCCGGTGCAATGGATGAGTCGGCATTCGTTCGGGTACATGACAAAGGAGGTTAGGCCGTCGATTGTTTCCGAGACGTTAGGATCAAGCGTAATCAGCCCTGTGCCGGAATTGCGGATGAAGCAATACCAACCATGCCGTAAAGAAGCGCAAGCATCAAAAGTTTGCGTGAAAGTGTTTGCTGTAATGTCTATCAAATAAGCATGATCAGCCAGTACTAATTCAGCATTCGCGGTGCGTGCTGAGTAGTATAACTGAGGCCGCGAATAAATCTTCGTCCATTCAACATCAACTCCGGGCTCTTTTGTATCCACACCAGCGGGCAAATCGGTATTAAGCATCCAAAAATCAGAGTCATGCAGCACGCTATAAGGGATTGCCGCTGCGCCCGTAAGATCGGCCCAATTCCCTTTAAAATTAGCCGCTGCAAGAGCAACGGCCTCACTGCTTGCAGCATTCGTTTCGCTCGATGCCGCATTCGTTTCGCTGGTGTTTATCCCGGTTTCGGTGGTGTTGATTTCGGTGATAACGTCTTCCATCTCCGGGAAAAAATCATTCACCAACCAATCAAAAGCGGCGTCCGCTTCCGTCCTGAAATTATCCGGGTCGTTTCTGCTCGGAACGTCTGTTGCGAGTGCGGTCAGTGTCGTTGTGATCGTCATTAAATTACTCCCTGCACTTCCATATCAAGCCATGCGTGATTCGGGCCGTCTATTGTTATTTCCCAATTTCGCAAAAAACCGTAGATTCTGAGCGGGTCATAACTCGTTGAATCCCCGTTTCCGTCTACAACGACCAGCGTTCCGCGTGCGGCCACAAGATCCTCATAAACGGCATCAACTGCCCCATCGTCCAAAAAAGCTTTTACGTTAAACTCTTTTGCCCATGATCCTTGCGAAAGATAAGTTCCACTACCACCTGTTGATTTTATGGAATAATCGATGATCCCGCTTTTAACATCCCATTGCGCTTTGCCGATGTTCGTGCTCCACCCGACTCCGCAGATGCCACATTTTGCAGTGCTGCCGGTTTTAGTGATCGTGATTTTTAGCGTTGCATCGGCGTAGATATAAATTTGTCCAGTCAGTGATTCGTTGTATTCTCCATCATCGTTTTCGAGGTCATAATTGGTGGTTTGCACTACGGTTGAGGTATCTTCGTCCGTCAACTCAATCGAAACAGAATGGGCATCGAGATTAAAAAGATAAAACCGGTCGCAATTACTGGCATCTATTTCAACAGCGATTGAATTTGATGCACTGCTTTGGGTATCAAAAAACTCATCAAACATCTTCCAGCGGTTTGTGCCGCCCTGGTCCTGCCACCATGCTGTAGATGTGGCTGGAGTATTCCCGGTGTTTGCGTTTTGGAGTGATTTATAAATTTTGTGTGGCTCTGAGGTCGTCACCATTACCATATCATCGGCGGCATATGTTGTTCCGGCATTATATTCCGCGTGCCCATCACTGTTCGCAGCAATCGTCGAAGAATCTAAAACAATACTTTCAGGATAAATCAAAATCATATCAACCCCTGAACTTCTATCGTGCCGGATGTGTACGCATCACTTTTCAAAATCGTGTCAAAATCCTCGAAAAATCCATAAACAATCAGGCTTTGGTATCCATCAACCGACGAGTGCCCGTCATTGATTGACAATCCCTGATAGTTGTTAAAATCATAAACAGCCGCAACGCCTCTGTTTTCTGCTATTCTCCGATAAATATTGTTCAGTTCGGAAGAATCAATCACCATGTCGGCCTGCGCCCGTTTTGCCCATGTCCCCTGCTCAAGATAGGTAACTCCAAAGTCATTTGTTATGACAACTGAGTAATCGCTGATCCCGACCCGCGCGCCATATTTGCTTTTGCCAATCTCATATGACATACCAGGCAGACATAGCCCGCATTTAGCCGTGCTGCCGGTGTAGGTGATGGTGATCGTAGCGGAGGTGTCGGCTCGCGGTTCGAAGTAAAAAGCAATGTCACGCCCGGCACGAACGGGCGCGAAAAACCAGTCCCACCAATCCTTTATGCTATCTCGAATCAGCGATACCGTTTCATCGTAGTACACCGTTGAAGTGTCGTTGTCCGTCACCCTCAATCGGCAGGAAACGCCGGAAGTATTGAAAACTACAACAGCATTTAAACCATCCGTGGCAAAAGTTTCTTCGATCTCGTCGGCTTCTTCTGTTTGAGTGTCCACATAGCCATCAAACATATCAAGGCCGGATGAGACAGTGCCTAATTTAATTATCCTCATGCCGCCCTCGTTTGCAGGCTGTTCTCGCCGCCCGTGACCCGGTCAAGCACCCGGTAGAGTTTTCTGCTATATTCAGTATTGCCACGATTAAGCGCGATCAGTTCCCGGAGCAATGCTTTTATTTCTTCGTCGTCACCGGATGATCGTGTGGATGATCCCCTGATATTGTTGAGCGGAACTACAAGCTCATCGCCGTGTAATAGCTCCCAGTGTCCGGAAGCGGGGCCGGTCGCAATGCCGCCATCGGCAAACCCGGTGGGCGTACCCACAAAAGCATTGTACTCACTGGTCGCAATGGTTTGAATACCAGCGTTAATTGCCTGCAGGAGATTTAATTCCTGATTCCAATATGCAAGATCCGTTTGGTATGATGCACGATCGAAGTCGTTTTGTGCTCTCAAATACGCATTTCTCGCATCGTCTAATCTAATTATTTCGTCAAACTCGTCGAGTGCTTCTTGGTAATATTCGATCTGCGCGTCGTAGGTTGAGAGATCCAGCGCGGTTTTGGCCTCGTTGTATTTCAACTGCGCCTGGGAGAGAGTCAAAACTTCTCCGTTTAACGCCGCCAATTCTTTTTCAAGGAGTGCGATTTCAACCTGATAATTAGATGAATCAAGCGCAAGCTGCGCCTCCTGGTATTTTTGCTGCGCCTCGGCAAGTGTCAATTCCGCCGGAACAAGCGTTGCCAACAACGCCTCAAGTTCTGATAACGACATTGACGACATAGCCGTGTTTTCTGCAATCTGCTCGTCGGTCGCCTTAATGCCCTTTGATTCCGCGATGCTGGCGGCGGTTGCAAGCTGCGCCTGAACCTGCCCGAAAATATTTGCGTACTCATGCCTGTTGGCCGTGGCGCCCCGGGCAGCCGACAAATAATCTTGCGCGTAACCGGGAATATTTTTTGCCTGTTCATAGTCACCGGCAAAAATTCCTTGCATAGCACCCTGAAACTGCGATCCGGCAAAAGAGGTTTTTTGTCCCGGATTGAGCGCGGATTCCGCACCAAGAAATAAACTATCCCTTGTTTCTTTTATCGTTTTTGCAAGATCCGCCCACTCGTCGGAAAGATTTTCCGTGACGCCAATCGCTTCTTTTTTGGCATCGATCTCGCGTTTTATCGCATCGATCTCGCGTTTTATCGCATCGATATAGTCGGATTTCGCGGATTCGGCATTATTCTCAAGCTCAGTCTGCTTTGCCTGCAGCGCCGATATTTCACGGTTTAACGCATCGGAATAGAGGCTTTTGGCTGTATCGTATGCAGCTTGGAGTTTGTCTTGCGCTTCCTGCAATGCACTTATTTCTCGATTCAGAGCGTCGATGTAAAGGCTTTTTGCATCGGCAAGAGCCTGTTCGATTTTCGCTTGCTCACCTTCAAGATAGGTGATATTGGCCTGGATCTCTGCGATTGCGGCGGATTTTAGCTGCTCTGCTTGTGCTTCTTTTATGCCGTTAAGGGTTAGATCAAGCCACTCATTTGTGAGATCCAAAAGATAATGCCACTCTTTGGGAAGTGCGATAATCTGCGAGTTGAGGTCAAAAACCTCCGCCATCGCATCAATCCGTTGTTTCTCAAACGGGTCCATCGTGAGACCCTGAATGCGATCGGTGAGAGTATCCCGGATTCCGGTTGCAGTGGAAAGATCGGCAAGGCTTTTTGCAACTGCGGCTTCGGTTTCTTCTTTCTGTTTCGCAAGCTGCGCTTCGATCTCACTATTTGTTATCGTAGCTAATTCAAGATTTCGGATAGCGACAATCAAGTCAGCCGTTTGCTGGTATTCTTCCGGCGAAATAGAATCCTTCATGTAGTTGAGAGATTCCCACCGGCCCAAATAATCAGCCTGAACGCCGGATCTCGCGTAGTCACTATCACTCATGGTGAGCCGGTTATATTGGTCCTGCAACGGATCGCGGAATTTCTTCAACTCGGCTTGAATATACGCCTCTACGACTTCCGTTCCTTTTTCTCTTGCTTCGGTCAACGATTCTTCATTAAAGCCAAGATTTTTTAAAGCCTGGATCGCGCCGTCCACTTGCGTCTGGACGTTTTGGAGCCCTACTTCAAACTCTGATAACGGATTAATTGCAAGATCGAAAGCGGTTGTGACAGAATCCCATGCAGCTTGAATCTGTGTAATAGCGTCAAGAAATTCTCCAGAATTTTTGGCGTAATCCTCAAAACTTGCTCCTTCAGCCCTTGAAAAATCTTCATTAAAAATAGAATCATTTCCAATGAACTTGGACAACATATGCTTACTATCTAGCATTGAAAGCGTGCCAGAAGCATCCTTTATCATCCCTTGTATGTAAGTCGAAACATTATTTTCAAACACAGGGATAATTTGTTCCAACATCATATCGCTGGTTTCCGTCAATATCCGCTCGATATCCAGTTGAGCACGGTCCCCGCCGCGATTCCGCAGAATGTGCTTGCTGATGCCCTCCATCGAAAAGACATCGCCCAACCCGACGAGATCTGTTTTTATGTCGGCAGCCAAATCCTCCGGCATCTGCGCCAGCATGTCATCAACCGTGTCGTAAACCCCCTGAACCAGCGGGGCCAGACCTTCCGTGACGGCCGCGAACATCATGTCGGATAAACCCTTATCGTAATCATTCAGGTTGTCATATCCGACATTGTTGATACCAGACTTCCACTGGTCTATGTCAAACGACGCAAAACCCGGTGTTTGCCCGTACCCCCAGGACTCGGTCATGTTCGGCATGTTTTTGAGATCGACGTACTTTTTGTCTTCCTGCCCGCCGAAAACAGACCCCAATAGCCCACCCAAAATCGCGCCGATAACCGCTCCGATCGGCCCGAGGTATGATCCATACGCAGTCCCCGCCAGAATACCGGACCCGGTGCCGAGAGCGGCCCCGCCATA